CCCACAGGTCCTACTGGCCCTACTGGTCCGACAGGTCCAACCGGACCATCGGGAAGCAACGGTTCTGCGGGAGCAGATGGAGCAACATGGACTTCAAGCAATACAACCCCAAGTGGGGGTTCAAACGGAGACTTCCACTTCAATACAAGCAACGATAAGATTTACAAGAAAGCATCGGGCTCATGGTCTGAAATTGCAGACATAACAGGCTCTACTGGTGCAACCGGTCCTACCGGCCCCACCGGACCAACAGGAGGAACTGGTCCAACGGGACCAGCCGGACCTGCGGGTAGTGATGGTTCTGACGGTAGCACAGGTCCTACGGGACCAACTGGCCCCACCGGACCGGCAGGTCCAGCAGGTAGTGACGGCTCAGATGGAAGCGCAGGACCCACTGGTCCTACTGGTCCAACGGGACCCGCAGGTCCTACTGGCCCAAGTGGGGTTGCCGGTGATATAGACGACCTAACAGATGGTAAGTCCGGCGGAACGGATTTTACGGGTAGTCTATTGTTAGGGCATCAAAATCATGGAACACTAAGTAGTGCGGTCTATAACACAGGTGTTGGTATTCAAGCCTTAGATGCTTTGACCAGCGGGATGAATAATACTGCATTAGGGTGGTCTGCCGGAACTGCAATAACCACAGCAACAGATTCAGTCTTTATTGGAAAACAGGCCGGAGTAACTAATAGCACAGATAGCAGGGTAGTTGCCGTTGGTTCTTCTGCCGGTAAAAATATAGGATTCGGCTCTACCGCACTTGGTTTTTGGGCGGGTATTTGGTCTTTATCCACTAATTCAGTTTGTATTGGTTATGGGGCCGGAGCAAGAGGAACTGCAAGTGCTACGAAAAATGTATTCATAGGAGATATGCCTACTTATGGCGGTGATGGAACATTTGAGGGAGATTACAATATCGGTATTGGCGATAGTGCTTTGTATGCAATCAATGGAAGTGCTAATTATAACATAGCCATAGGAAGACAGGCTCTATACACACCCGATGATGGTTCAGATTACAACACCGCCATAGGTTATCGAGCCGCATATTTAGTGACCACTGGCGACAAGAATACCTGTATTGGTTCAGAAGCAGGGGATAACATAACAACCGGCTCAAACAATTTAGTTATCGGTAGTGGTGATGTTTCTGACCCCACAGGTGATAACCAATTATTGATAACTTCCGGTGATGGTGGAGTAACTTGGTTCAAAGGAAATGCTAACGGATTAGTAGCCAACAAAATTAGTGTTGTTGCGGTCACAGGTTCGACAACATTAACAGATGAACAATCGGGTTCGTATGTGTATTGCACAAGTAGCGGTGCGCCTACCCTACCCGCAACCGCAGAAGTGGGTCAACAATACACTATCATTAACAATACAGGCTCAGACCTTACTCCCGGTCTTGGGACAAGTAATAGCACTATCCCAAGTAGCCACACCGCCATATCTGACGATAAAGCGAGAACCTATGTTTGTGTCGCCGCTAATACATGGTTCTTCGTGGGGTGAGTAAATGGCTTCGATTAATTTAGGTATTGTTGGTTGTATAGCCGAAAGCGCAAATAGTGGAGCAGGCTCAGCACCAACAGGTGTTAGCATCGCTACATCATCTTCGGGTAATTACAATAATGCGATTGCATCAGGAGAAGCAAATTGTAATAACGAAACAATGACCTTAGATGGTTCCGAGTTTAGCACAGGTTCAGCCGATAGAGATGTTGAAATATCCGCTTGGGGAGATATTTACACAGGTTGCGCGAATAGTGCGATTATTAACTTTCAAGGATATATCAGAGCAACAGGGGCAACAAGTTATGCTTGGGATATAGTAGGATTAACAATCAATACTTCTCTAAGTAATGGAACGAGCGCATCAATTCAAGGAACAGCATCAACAACCCAAGATGAAACAGGCTCAAGTGATAACATAGGCGAATATATACAAATAGCATTTGGAGGGGGTAGAGGTGGTTTAACATTCCCTGCTGATGGAGATACGCTCGAGTTTGATATACAAGCAACTGCGACTAACTCTGCCGGAAGCACTAATTCTTCCGCAATTACTATAACCTATAACTTTACGGAGTGATTTTATGACCAGAATAGAAGTTAATATCCCCGAAGGTATATCGGGTAATTATTTGATTAGACACTATACTAATGAGACTGAATCAAGATATTGGAAAAGGTATCTTTCTTTAAAAGGAGAATCACATAGTAAATATACTGTTCTAATAAAAGATGCTTGCCCTATGCCTATAATGCAAGATTCAGAAGCAGAATACAGCGAGCATAAATGGCTTTGGGATAACGCAACAGGAGATGTTTTGATTGGGGGGCTTGGAATAGGTATGATTCATCAACCATTAATTGATAACCCAAATGTGACTTCGGTCACTATTGTTGAACTCGAACAAGATGTGGTGGATTTAGTATGGGAGCATTGCGCTAAAGATGAAACATTCAATTTAGTTGTCGCTGATTTTGAAACATGGAATCCCCCTTCGGGCTCATCTTTTGATACTGTTTGGGGTGATACATGGTTAGTCGACAATTCTCTTACTATGGAAAATTACAGAAAACTAATTAGAGATAGATACTCACAATACACTACAAACATTGGTTTTTGGGGAGAGTAAGGAAAGGTTCTTAAGGAGTGGCTGATTGGGTGTTATTATGGCTTTGATATGTGACTATACAACTCCGGGAGGACTTAATGCTACTGGGGCTTACCATAGAATATCAAATATCAACATAGACTTAAGAAAAAGGATAGGTAGCAACCCTACTTCCTGTATTGTTTATTGGGATATAGAGATTAGTAAAGACAAAGATTCAAGAGATGAAGGAAAACCGTTAATTGGAATGTTTAACGCAAGTGCAGTAATAGATTTGACCAACACAAGCGCAAATCAATTTAACATTGTGAAAGCAGGTTATGAACATCTTAAGACATTATCTGCATACGATGGCGCGACGGATGCGTGATACAATGCAACAATTCCCCGATTGGTTAGTATGGGAATCAGCGGTAGCCCCAGAGATATGTGATGAAATAATCAAAGCGTGTCTTGAATTACCGAGCAAAAACGCAACAACATTTAGGGCAGGTGAAGACCCTATACATGAAGACCCTAATAGAAAGACACAGATTAGATGGGTCCCAAAAGATGACGAACATGATTGGATAAATATGATTTTTGAAAACTATGCTAAGGAGGCTAACGAGCATTTCAATATGGATTTATCTTATCTACCGGAATTACAATTTACTGAATACAAAGATATAGGCTACCACTATGGATGGCATCACGACATAGACTGGTCGAATCAGCATGGAACACATAGAAAAATATCATTGGTTCTTCAATTAACAGACCCCGAAGAATATCAAGGGGGAGATTTTAAGTTTAAGCATATCCAAAATCCTGACCCTAATATGGTTAAGAAAAGAGGGACTATGATAGCATTCCTTTCTTATCAGGAGCACTGCGTTGAGCCTATTTTGGGTGGCGGTAGGACAAGTCTTGTCGGTTGGTATCGTGGACCCCGATTTAGGTAGAGTTCATACAAGTCTTGGACCCTCTTAGGCTTAATGAGCCGAGCGCAAGGTCCAGCAGTTCAAGATTTACGGCTTGATAATATAGAGAAGCGTTTAGACAAACATGATGAATTAATTGAAAAAATGGGTGATGGTTTAGCATCACTTCATGTTCAACAGTCTGCTCTTTATGAAACACAAGCGGTCACTAATCAGATATTGAAAGAAGGGTTCAAGTTTATGAAAATTGGGTTAGCGATTATTGCCTCTGTCTATGGTATAGATGGGTTGGTAATGTGATGTTAGAAAAACTAAAGTCACTTATCCCCAATAGATATATTATTGAAGAATTATCAATGCGAGCAATAGCAATAGTAATTTTGGTATTAATTGCTCACCATAGTTCGGCATTTGAAAGAGTTACCTACCATTTCACCGATGATATTCCTCCGGATTGTATATACATAATAGCAGAAGTTGTCGACAAGGGCAGGGTTGATGATGGCTTCGGCATACATTATCTGAAAATAATAGGGGTCGCTGAACACTCGAATGGGGACATGGTTAATAATACAAGATTCAAAATGTATGTGAGCCCTATAACTTACAATGACTATGAAGTTGGGTCAGTTTATGAAGAATTATTATGCAATTCGGAGGATAAAGAAGAGTTCATAGCCAAAATAAACTTTATTCTTGACCAAGATTGGTTCGATACATGGGATGGTGGAGAGTTTAATACAGGGTGGTTATATCGTTAATTATTAGGGCTACCTTCATAAGAGTCAAGGACCACTTGCAGTAATTAGTATAGTATGAGGCGTAGGGATGAGCACTAAGTTTAATGATAGATTTATAATAATAATCGGAGCCCCAATAGTATTATCGTGGGTTGTTTTTGCCTGTTATATTATTTGGGCGGGAATGCACAACCAAGCAGTTTTAGATAATCTCGATGGCTATACAACACTAATAGCAATTATAGGAGGGCCTGCTCTATTGATAATTAAGGATGCGCTCGATATGTGGAAGCAACAGCAGACAGCAGAGATTCAATTAATTCCTTCAATTAACGCACACAACATGGAGTTGGTTGCACAAAAGAAAGCACACGAATTACAAATGGATAGATTTACGGTCACAGGGACAGAAACAATATCCCCGCTAATGCCTTCTTCGGTTGTTCAGACAAAGAAGGGGGAGGAAGATGAGTGAGGTTAGGTTCGGCAAGGTTGTTTATCACCCGCCGGAAAAATGCTACACAAATGTGTTCATAGAAGAAACACCTCACGGATATAAAATATTCAAGGATAGGGGCGATACAAGGCCTCTTTCCTTCATACCGTATAGTGCGGTCAAACAAATAGAATATAGGTGATAAAAATGGTAACAATAGCAGGAGTGGAATTAGAAGTATGGCTTGGATTAGCGGCGGCAGTAGGATTTGGTGGTCTTTGGGCTCTAAAGAAATACAAACAAATTAACGCTGACGGAAAAATAACCCTTGATGAAATTATTGATACTGTTGAGGAATCAGAAGAACACATAGATAAGATAGTAGAGAATGTTGAAAAGGTTGATGAAGCCTTGAAATCTGCTCGCAAGTGTTCTGTCTGTGGCGAAACAGGACACAATAAGAGAACTTGTGATAAAGAAGATTGTCCCGATGAAGAAGAGTGAGATTGATGTATTGTTCTGTTGCTGATGTAGGACTCCGTCTTGGTCTAAATAGTGCTCAGCGTGTGCAGGCTAATACAAAAATACTAAGCCACATTCGCAGGGCAACAATAGAAATAGACCAAGAGTTCAAATATTACGGCAGGGCAACACCTTCACAAGAAATAGGCGAATCAACGCTTAGTGGAGCACATACACCCGAAAGCACAACGGTAGATTTAGTAAGCGGAACCTCTTTTTCTAACTCAGGCAAAGGGAACATTGATGGTGATTCATTTCAATGGACTGGTAAATCCTCTAATCAATTAACAGGCGTGACCGGTATTACGCTTGACCACGCATCCGGTGTGACCGTTCAAGAAGGCGAAATGGCTCATGTTCTTCGTGAAATATGCGCTGACCTTGCGGCTTCAATTTATTTAGAGGATGAATCAACATTCCAAAGAACCGAAGGTGAAGGCATGAGGGCTTCTGCGCTAAGACAAAGAACCAAAGAATCTCTAACAAGACTTGCTCACCTCGGTGGTGTTATCTGATGCCCCGTATTCAGCAGGGAATGAGCACCACTTCCCGATACATAAGAAATGTATCAAGTGATAGGGGAGGTCTGCACATGAAGATGGTAGCAGATACCGCAGAAACTATCAAGTATGCGAGAAAACTAAAAGATGTTGGACCGAAGGTTATGAATAAGTATCTTCAACAATGGATGCGAGAAGTTATGGCGCAAACTAAAGCACACCTATATAGTTATTCTGATAGGCAGTTTTCGAGCGAAAGAAAGCAATGGGAAAGAAAAGATACAGGTTTTTGGAGCAGCGAGTCAGAAGTTGCAACAAAGAAAATAGCAAGGTCACTGCGAGTTGCTGAAACAAGGGATAGTGCAACAGAACGAAATGGAGTATCGGTATCTATGTGGAGCCAAGACCAAGAAAGACCAGATAACTTCACAAGCGCAGGTGTGCGTGGTTCAAGAGCAAGAACCGGTAGAACCTATGAAGGTAAAATAGCCCAATACTATGAACAAGGTAGAGCACCATTTACTATCCACAGAGAAGCATCTTATGGAACGCAATCATTTACACACGCAGGTTATCCAAGAATAGCGTATATGCAAAAGGCTCGAGAAAAAGTTATCAATAAGTGGCTTTCAAATATAGATAGAGTCTTAGAGCAAAATATCGGTGTTGGTAAATCAGCAGATGTAAAGATTAGCCCAACTGCAAACAGAGGTTATTAGAATGGCGATAGCAACAACAGAACAGTTTTGGACGAGCAGAATCAATGGTGAAAATCCAACTTCACCGAGCAATACTAATCATAACGAAGCATGGACCGCATCGGGTTCAGGAGCGGCAGAAGGAGATTATTGGAAAATAACCTCAAGTGCTTACTATTCGGTCACCCCATCAAGTTCTGATGATTTGACTATCTTAGCAACAATGTTCTATCCTAACGCATCAGATATACCCGCAGACGGAACGACTCTTATTCGACTCAGAAGCGACTCACATCGCGTTGAAGTCCAATCCACAGGAACAGCCACAGGGCTAAAAATAGTGGGAGCAACAACCTCTACTTTTACTGATTTAGACTTAACAAAAGCAGAAGTTGAGCCATATATCACAACCATTAGGCTAACATTAGATGCAGACGGCAATGCTAATATGTATATCCACGAGATTATGGAAGATGATTTCGGAACGCAAAGATACCTAAGCGCGGTCGGAACGGCAGATACTACCGGCAGGGACATAACATGGGGCAGTAATGACGGTGAAACTAAGTGGGGTTCTGTATATGCAACGCATCATGGAGCATTCAATCCCGATGAATTAGGAATGTCTGCTTTCTATCAATCAACACTTAACAGATTAGGTCTTGCTATACGAGACACACTTAGGAATAGTAAGCGAGGAAATATCAAAGAACTACCGGATTCAAGCATAGTATATGGGTATGACCTTTCTTCTTCTATGATAATGCGCTTATCCCCACCCACTATTCATGTAATAGTCGCAGGCACAGGTTCAGATGAGTTCGAGACTTTAGGGGGAACAAGCATACAGACTCAAAATGAAGCAAACATTATGGTCACAACCAAAGGAACAGACTATCAAGAGTCATATCGCTTAGGTCTAAGAATCATGGGTGATGTTTTCGATGAACTCTATACCGCAACAGGACTAAACGGTTCAAAAGATAGTATAGTCGGTTATCAATTAGCCTTAGATACTAAATTAGACAACGACGAAATGGTGTGCATACACAACTTAACTGTTGTCTACATGCGTCGAGAACGGATGACTATACGGTGATACTAAATAGGTGCTGGCTCGTGATAAGACTACAAGCCGAGGTATAGACATGGCTAATATGGCAGACCGATTTTTCGCAATAAACACAGAAGCAACCTACGGAACGACAATCGTCAGCGCACTAAAGTATGGTGAGATTGACGACGAATCGTTTTCCCCACAATTTGAAATAATGACCCGAAGTGATGTATCAAGATACGGTCCAAGAGCAACAACCATTGGAATGGAGACAAGCGCGGGTTCAATTTCTTGGGCTATGCTTGGTGACGAGTTCACCGGAAAACTATTGGCTAACGCTTTTGGTAAATCTACTACCACAGGCTCAAGCGCACCTTATACCCACACTTTAGAGGAGGCGGCATCAGATGTTAAGGCGGCTCTTGCAGGTGGCGCATATACAGGATGGAACTCACTAACCTGCGTTATTGGCCGTGAAGGAAGGTCACACAGATTCCCCGGTCAGGTCCTAAACAGTTTGACTATTGGTGCTAACATTAACGAGTATGTAATGTGTTCAGCAGAGTTTGTTGGGTGCGGTGAAGATAATACCGCAGAACACGCCGACACCGCTCCCGGAGATAACGATTTCCACACCGCAGACGCATTCCACTTTGAAGGAGCCCATGTTGCGTTTCAAGGACTCGCTTCTGTTTCGGGTGAAAGAACCAAACTCGTTAAGTCTATTGAATTAACTATCAATCTAAACCGTGATATTGAGTCAGCAGTCGCTTTAGGTAATAACTCATATACCCGATTCCCCGTCGCAGGTATGCGTGAAATAACAGGGACAATCGAGTTTAATAGGGTTATTCACGATGCAGGCACATTGGCTGATGTAACTAACGAGCCTTTCTATAAGCAGTTAGCGGCCGGTCTATTGGTTAATGGGACTACCAGTGACCCTGCAATAAGCCTTTTCTTTGAAGGCGGAACAAATGAAAGTCTTCAAATTGACTTATTCAAGGTTCAATACGATGCGCCGGATTCGACTATTACCGGAAGAGACAGGCAAACAATGTCTGTTGGTTTTACTGCGTTATTTGATGAAGGAGTGGGCGCAATGTCTAAGGCAGTATGGAAAAGCACAAAATCAGCCGCCCCGCTTGCATGAGGTGGTTAAGTATGGCTAAAGATAACAAGTTCAATAAGCACGACCCTTCTATTAGAGGGGGTTCAAGAAAGTTCGAGATGGACGAGAAAAAGCGTCTATACAAATTGTCCGGCGGTCGCCCTGCACGATATAAGAAACTTATCGAAGCGAGAATGGCCGAAGAAGCGGCAGAATTAGAAGCCTTGAAAAAAGAGGTTGAAGAAAAGGCAAAGGCAAAAGCCAAGCCAAAGAAAAGTAAAGTAAAGAAGAGTGAGAAGAATGCCGATAAAAAGTAAATTATTTGAATTGCAAAACGGAAAAAAGGTCTGGGTTCGCCAAGCATCCGGCCTTGAAAAATTACCATTAGAAACGGCGCACGCACGAGCTCTTCGTAAATGCCGACATTTCGGAACAGACCCAACACAATGGACCGAAGAACAACAGGATGAGTTCTTCGATATGGTAGAAGACTATGGGGCAGGTTTGGATTCTCAAATTAGAACACTTGTTCCTCTGTGCGTTGGAAAGTTTGAAGATGGGACTCAGTGTGATGTAGACGAACTGCTTTCAGAAGAAATCGTCCCTCTTTTGTCTTTCATTAGGGGTGAAGAGGATGAAGGCGCGGTCCCTTTGGTCAGATGAGTTTACTATTACCCGCAGTATGCTCTACATTTAAGGGTGTTTCGCCATCACAGTTTGCTGAAAGATGGGGAAATCCTAATGGCGGTCACGCAAGAATGATGTTAGACTCTTTAATAGCGGCTGAAATAAATGAGCAGATTAACGAAGCACACCAAAAGTCTGGTCGCAAAACAAAGGATTTAGCCGGTGGTGCTAAAGGAGCAGTGGCTCGTAGGAATCAGAGAAGAGCAGCTCGTAGAAAAGCAAGGGGTGATTAAGTATGGCGAAAATGGGTGGTGCAAGGACCTTTTTCACGGTCTACGCATCTATTAAGTCTGAACAAATCTTAGACGATGCTAATGCTCTGGGTGCGGTAATGACCGCAGTATTCACAGACGCTATCGAAGGTATGATGATTGCTTTCGAGGAAGTGTTCATGGGTATTCAACAATGGAACGATGCTCTAATGGATTTAGCAGAACCTATTGAAGAAGCCAGAATACATTTTGAGAAGTTTTTTGATGATAACATACACGAAGCAGAAGCCCTTGAAAAGCAAATCATAGACATAGGGGCGGCGTTTAATCAGTCTGCCGCCGAATCACTCGAGGCCGCCGCCACGATGAAGCAGTTAGAAATGCAGATTGGGGGTGATGATGCACAGATGGCGGTCACAACAAGTTCTATGTTGCTTGGTGCGGTCGGTATGATGGAAACCGACGCGGCTATGCAGGCTCTTATGCAATTACAGATGCAAACAGGATTCATTTATTCGGGCATTAGTGATGAAAAAAGAGCAATGCTAACAGAAGATGAAGAAAGAATGATTGCTTTAGAAAATACTATCCGCTTGGTAGATAGACTTAACGAAGTGGAAAATACAAGCGGTGCAACGATACAAGGCATGATACAGGCTCTTAACCAATACGCTTCGGCCGCAACGCTCGTAAATACATCATTAGATGAACAAATAGCCCTCGGTGCAACACTTATCGAACAAGGCGAACAATCTTCTAAGGCTGGTCGTTCTATCAAACAGATGCTTGCCCGTCTTGCCTCGGACCGCTCTAATAACAACGCGGTCTTAGCAGAATACAATGTTCAGGTCAAAGACGAAGCAGGTAATATGTTCACTCTAATGGAGGTAATGAGCCAATTAGAACCACAATGGGATTCTTTATCCTCGTCCCAACAAACTAACATTGCTATCGCAGTTGCGGGTGCTCACCACTATGTTAGATTTATCAAATTGATGGAAGGATATGACCGCGCACTTCAGATTCAAACAAGTTCCCAAAACTCTGCAAACAGCGCGTTAGAAGAGTTTGATACTTTCCAACAGAACGCAATGTATAATATCCAACAGTATGAAAGGGCTATACAATCAATTCAATATGAAATGGCTAAGAAACTAATCCCCACTAATTTACAAATGATTAGGATTCAGTATTTGCAAGTGCAGTCTCAAAATGCACTAATGGATAATAGGTTAGTCCAATGGAGTCAAGAATGGTTGCTCGTTGCGGGTGCTGTTTATGAAGTAATGAAACCATTACTACAATTCTCTTTAGCAATAACTGTAGTTGGGGTAGCCGCAAAAACTCTATTAGCGCAAACAAAACAACAGACAATACAACAACAAGGTCTATTGATGCTATCACAAGCACAGGTTCGTTCAGAATTAAATCATGTCGAAAGTCAGAAGTTATTAACTATGATGAGCTCAATGGGTCTTGAGACAGAGGAAATGAAAGTAAAAATACTAAAGAATCAATCAATAATAAATGCTCACAATGTTAATCTAAGAATACAAGAGTTAAATGCTCTATTTGCTATGTCTAAGGCTCTTAATGCTCAAAATTCCGCTCAACTAAATTATTTTGCTCTAAATAATACTATGCAAAGCCAAACCTTAACAAGATTACAAACACAACTCACTGGAGAACTTGCTCTTATTGATGTGACGAGAGCTAAGGTTCTTGCCAAACAAGACGAATTAAAGACATTAAAGATGAAAATGGAAGCAGAGTTAATTTCTTATGGTATAAGTTCTACCGCCTCGCAAGTAGAAAGACAAGAGTCTGCAATGAGACAAGCAGACTTACAAAAAGAGATTGATTTAATTTTAATGGAAATACAGTTAGGAAAGTTCAAATTAGATGTTTTAGAGCATGAAGGGATGCAGACTTTCCTAACTGCTAAAAACAGAGAACACTTAGTTAAGGTAATGGACCAAGAAACAAGGGCGAGTCTTCAAAACGCAATAACAAAACTGTTAGGGGCTGAAACAGAAGACATGAGTAATATGAAGCGTTTGCAATCAATAGACTTACAGCAAATGCAAATAATGTTAGACGGAATGGAAACTCGAAGCACATTAGGGGTAATAGGAGCAGAACAGTTATTAACTAAAGTGCAACAACAACGAATGCTTACTCAACAACATTTGATGAAACTGAGTATGCAGACTTCAATGGCTTTAATGGGTGCTTCGTTTATGGTAGCAATGATGGGGGATAGTGCGGAAACCGCAGAAGCACAAATGTTCTTGATGAGCCTTGCTTTCGTTCCAATGATAGCAATGACTTACGCGGCTACCGCCGCAATGATGAAACTTAGTGCGGCGACCGCTGTTGCTACTTTGGGACTATCAGTTGTTCTTGCTGTAGCCGCAATGTATCTTGCTAAACACTATGATTTATTCGGAACAAGCGAGTTAGATGATGAATTAGCAGAAATAGAGGCAGAATTAAAAGCAAACGAAGCAGAAATGGAAAGAATGATGGCTGAGCATGAAAAAATGCAAGCAGAGCTCAAACAAGATATGCAGGGAATACAGGACTTTAACGATACCTTAAAAGAAGGAGAGCAGGCTATGGAATCATTTTCAGATAAAAGATTAGATTTATTCTTTGGGGGCAGAAGGAGCTCAATGGATGCCGCTTTATTCAACGAGTTGAAACAAAACGGAGTTGAGAATCTATATTTCGCACCGGAACTGTTTGTGACCAATAACTTTAGTGGGGTCACATACGAAGGAGCGGCAGATTTAGTGATAGAAGCAATAGAGGAAAGGCTAAAAGATAGCGGAGCATTACAAATGAGCGCACTACATGGTGTAGCGGCGGATATGACTTATAACTGAGGGAAGGGAATGACTCGGTATGCAATGTTAAATGGGGCTCAGACGAGAAAATATACCACAGGGCAACCATTCGCAGAAGATTATCAAGTATGGCTTGCGGGATATTGGGAAGATTTTACAGGAGCATATTCGCTTCCCGAAGCAGATTCAAACAATCTTAGTGTTAGCGGTAGCCATTATGGAAATCCCCTTAACGCAGAAGCGAGATTAAATCCCCATTACCGATGGTCATACCCCGATAGAATAGCAACATACAATGGTTCAACTGTTTATAGTGGTGGTATGGTCACTAACGACATTAAAGAATTACACAACCTAACTATGGCTGAATGGCTAACAATAGATGTTACTCGATTAGGTAAAGGAAGAGCATATTCAGCAAAGATTAACAACGAGTTTCTTGATTCGCACACCCATAGTAATAGATTCAAATTAGGAGGAAAAGGCGAGTTAGATAACTATATACTAATGTCTCCATCCTTTATGGCCGGTGGAAAATACTTCATTAACAACGGTGATATTGATTCTTCATACGCAAGAGCAGTAAATGCTACTGGTTATCGCTTTAGTCAATTAGCAGGTATTACTAACGCACAGAGTAACGCATATAGTGTAGCCAGAGGAGGAACTCTAAATGGTGTTAGTATTGATGTTTCGTCAGTATTCAACGATAGCGGTCAAGACATTGATGTTTTTCATAGCGCAAGCGCAAGCACAACAGGCTCATTTACAATAGATACGAGCGCAAGTGATATACTAACAATAACAGATTGGGATGCTAACCAAGAAGAAGCACATATTTTAGGTGCTGAAATTAAATCCCCATCCCGAACACCATTTCTCGCTATTAGACACACAATGCCTGCAACACATAGAATAAATGGAAGTGTTGACCCTACTGGTTCAGATGGTATATGGACTTACACAGGCAACAAAAGAGAACTACATCACCTACGCGTAGGAGATATAGTGCAGATAGGAAAACATGATGAGTTCGGTGTTGTTCAAGAAATAAACCTCGCACAGAATAAAATTACCAAATTATACAGTCTTAGCAGAAACCAATTGCTCGATGTTAGCAAGTTTAAATCCACTAATTCAGAATACATAGGCGGTGGTGCATCAGAGAATAATGTTGATATTAGAAAGTGGTTCGAGCCTGTAATAACCTATGATGGTGATTTGAATTGCGTTGCTGATGGTGATACATTCCACCTTAGATTCTGTCCCCTAAATATCAAAGACAACGGATTACCCGATAGCGATAGAATAAGCCACTACATCATACGAGTCGGCTTCGATTCATCCCGTTTGTTGATGGGTTCAAATGGTAATAGATATACCCCAAGTGGAACAGACCATAATCCTTCACATTCTATATCAGCAATACAGTTTGAATTACAACCTCACCCAACAAGCGAAAGTCAAAAAATAATGAAAGACATTAACCAAGTAAGAGTAAGTGCTCTTGATTCTAACATAGCGACGGTCCATAAACAATCTTTTATAGACTATGATTCAACAAGCACAGTTAGCACACCTAACTATTCTAATGAGTGGCAACAGTGGCTCGATGTTGATGTTGTGATGGACTTCACAAACCAACGATACAAGGTCTATGTTGATGGGTTTGAGGCCGGAACATTTAACTTTGAGACTAAACCATCCGGCGGTAATTGGTCAGCAAGTGACCTATATGGTTATCATATAGACCATGCTTCTTTGCAAAAAGATACAACATATACTCCTGATAACGCAGGCAACGAATATGATTTGAGCGCAGGTAAGTTTTGGGGTGTAAAGTCAGAAAGGTCAGGAACATTATGGACTTTAATTGATAGGGTAGGTATTGTTAATGAGCTCACAAATCCTGTTAGGAATAGCCCTAACACGGTCAAAGCCGGAAGTGATATGGGAATAAAAGAAATTGGTTATACTTCTACTATAAACATGGCTTCAAACCTCAAATTAAATGTGATTGATGACGGGAATGAAAGACAAGTCCAAGATATTTTTCAGTCTGCTCCTTCTGAATGGATGGTTATTCTTTTCAAGCATGGTATTGATTCTACCCAATGGGTAGGTTTTATGGACCAAGTGAAGGTTAGGCAAAATGCTAAGTCTAAAACACGAGAAATTGTTATTACTGCTCGTGATGCAATAGGCAGGTTAGATGGTATAATGCCTTATTGGGAAGTTGGTCAAAATGAACAGACAATATCAACAGACTACGAATATAGAGCATCAGAAGCACAGATGGTTAGCGATAACTTTTACTTTGGAGCAAAACCACTTCTTCGTGGTTCAAAATCATTAGGTTTAGACCATCAGACAAGGGCGAAGCATCCCCAAGCATCAACAACTGAGATAGGAGCAATATCGGGATATTATGCGGCGAGATATGACCAAAGAACAAGGCTTCATTCCGGCAACCCAATTCAAATGTATGTTGGTCAAGATGATTTCGGTCCTTCCGTTGAACCCGATGTGTATAATACTGCACCAACCGCTAAAAGTAGTAATAAAAACATTTGGAGAATGTGGAATACTAAGAAAATTATAGGTTTTAGTGATGGTAGAAGTCATGGAAAAAATTACATTATAGCACATTGTATAGAGCATGGTGTTGAAGTCAATGATACATTTACTATCAATGGGGCGTATGGCTCAAACGCTTTCACTACAACAAGCGCAGGTAAAGATGGTTTAGATGTAGTCGTTAAGAAAGTAATAGATGACCACCACTTCTGCTTTGAATACGCATCGGGTGTAGGTTCTATTTTCGGACACTTAGGAGATGAAAGTGCTCACTTTTACTCTATCGTCACAAGACCAACAGATAAAGGGGGCTTAGGTTTTACTTTAGGGGCTACATCACCGTATGTTTATAGTGGATGGAGTCAAGGTAATTTTATTAACCACACGGCCAATGGTCTTAACGCTATAACACAAGACATTACAAAAGGTTTAGGTAGATGGGATGCTATCGAAGGCAGACAATGGAGTGGTTATTACGGTTCTGAGGATTATACAGAATCAATAGATGGTGTTCCTCACGGAACGATAGCACACAAGGCATACATTTATGACCATTTCTCATCCATTGCTAACAATCCGGGAGAATCGGGAGACAGTATGATTTCTGTGGTCACCACAAAGAATATGCAAGATATTCTAAACGCGGAAACAACAGAAAGTTCTACAGATTATAGAGGATTTGCTTCTTACAGTTTCAAGCCAATAGGTATAGTTCCTCTAAAAGGAGGCACTACAAACTATATGCACGACCCACATGGTTTAGTCACGGTAGGTCCATACATGGCCTTCTTTAGAGGCGACCAATTACCAAGTTCCGGTGGGGCGAGTCCTTCACAGTATAATTATGATTTTGCATTAGAATATCTATCAACAAACCAAGCCCAAACAGAGTATAGAAGTCAGATTCTAACACTTATGGACTTTTACAGGATGCACAATAAAACTGACCATAACTATAATTCTTGGACCGGTATATCATATACAGGACAAGATGATGCTCACCTTAGCGCGTTTGTTAGGGGGAATGATATTGACCAGCAGGACCCGAAACATATACCGGATAGTCCGATAACAAAGGGCTTATCACCTATCCACATGGGTTCCGAATTGCAGGCTTTCTTGAATGCCGATACTAATTTAGGTGTGTATATTACTGCACAAAGCGGTAGCGGTGATAGCATCGAATTAACAATTACAAGTAGCACCATAGGTATGTTCCCTCCTTCCGGTTGGGCGAGGTTTGGACCGGCGAGCGCATCACAAGGTCTGTTTAGGTGGCGCGGTATTGATGAAAGCAATAACAAACTTACAGGAGTTACTATCTTAGCACAACCCTCTGGTTCGGGGACAACATTAACAACTTTGATAGCATCTAACTTAGCAAGCATTAGCACATTCATATTCCCCGTAATGAGCTCCTGCCAAGCAGTATTTATCCCACCAACTGCAAGACAACCAAGACAACAATACCGAGCCGCTCACGCATCGTATATGCACGATATAGCATCTTCTCTATGGTTTAGAATGGTATTCGGTATAATAGAAGAAAGAGCCGCAGGAGTTCATAGTCCTCCAGCAGACGAAATCGCAAGAAAAGGAAATATCAGATTATACTTTAATGGTCATACTAATCCTACAAGCGAATGGGCTTATCAAGAAATAGAAACAACAGGACTTAGTGATATTAACCCATATATCACCCAATATAGCGAGTATTTTACATTAGAATCAGCATTCACAAATGGTTCAAGCACAACTCTTAGGCTTAATAACGCAACACCCCCACTTATTGATGAAAACTTCAAAGATAGAAGATACATAGATAAAGGCTCACGGGTTGCTGATATAGGAACAGACCCACTAATTAGCATACCTTCAAGGGCTAATGCTCATTCTTCAAAACAGTTTATGAACAACGGCGGTCTGATATTTGAAATTGAAAACCCCGATGGTTCATTAGATGTTGGGGTTGGTCGTTCAGCAAAGATAGTGACCTGCCATGATAAGACAGACGAAAACTTCACCCATTGGGAAATAGTCGAGATTAAACAAGATGAAATTAGAAATATTATTGACCCTAACACTGGCGAATATGTAATGAAAGATAAGGGAGCAAACATTACATATCCCGGTCCGATAACCCTAACTGCGGCCAAAAACCCAACGAGTTATAACTTTACAGGTAAAACAAAATGGGATAAAGATAGGACAAAAGATGCTGATTACTTCCATAGTCATAACGACGCGGCAGTTAGTGGTTCGAGAATGTTCCAAGGAATAGAAATTGGGAACATTATTTTCGTTGGGAATACACAAGGAACAAGAACACAACCTGTGACTGACGAAGTTAATAGTCGTTATAACCCTAATAACCCTTATGGAGAAGATAGGGATTTAGTATCATACAGGTGGTATAGGGTTCTTGATAAAGCCGCCGACCATTCAACAATTACTATATTCCCCGCCGAATATGCTTATTCTAATCATTCTCAAACATCTAATAGGCATCCTGTGGCTACTGGAGAAACAACAGAAGATGCAGTAAGCGGAGGATTTAATGGATGGAAGTTTAAGTTAGTTAGAGGAAGTGCAACAAACCCTAACAACAGCAATAAACCGACTATATCCGGTGGAACATTCCCCGATACTAACATTCCTATCTGTAAAGTCTATGGTGGTGTGGTTGAAATTAGCGGTGTTAAGTTTCTAAAAGATAGCCATGCTATTGGGGCAAAAGGTAGGTTTAGACAAATACGAAATAACTTCAATCACATTTGGCTTAATTGGGCTGATATGCGGAATGATGGTAGCGCAGATGCAGACGGAGGAGGGAGACAAACTAAGTTTGGTCTTTTATATCCAAGCGAAGAACAATACAGTTTGCAGGTAGTCTATTCGCACTCGCAAGAGGATATTACAGAATTAGCAATAGGTCAAGATGCTGATATATGGGAATTAACAGGAACAGACCCACATTCCGGTTCTGCTTGGTCAGCAAATTATTCTAACAAAATAACAACAATGAGCCATCTGCATAATTGGGAATCGAAAGCAGGAGCACCAATAGCAATTGATACAAGCAAGTTTTTCAATCTAAATACTATGACTAATAACGGTCGCATAGGACAATCCTCTGGTGGTGTTAAGACAATATCAGATTATGATTTTTCAACCGCAGGTGAGGCGGCTCTTATTGATTCTTATTGGTGGGAAGCAGGACCGCACCCATATAATGCAAAGTATCGCCACCCTTACGACCCTAACTATGAGTTCTATATCAGATATGAAACCAAATTATTATCAGATATGAATAAAGAGCCTTTTGCAATTGTTGATTCATCCCCTAACTACCACGGCTCTTATTTATCAGACATAAGAAATAGTGGAATGATAGTTCTTAAAGGAGATAAAGATACACAGCATAGTTGGACTTACAAAATGGGAGGTTGTTTTGTTAATAATTATGATGAAGATTCATCTACTTCAGCAAGACTATACATTGACCTTGGGGCAGAAAAAGTAAGTGTGACCACTACTTATGATGAAGCAGTAGCAATTGCATACGCAGATACCGAATTAGGATTGAACGATGTATCAGAACTCGGTCACGAAACGGAACATACTTTCTTTGGGAATTGGAGCTCTAACTTAAGTTTGTTCGGTATGTTAGTTATGGAAGGGTATGTTGAATCGCCAGAGTGCGGAACATATTATGAGGACGATAAGATAAGATTACTTTTCCAAACCCACAAAGTTAAGTCTTGGTTATCCGGAGCATCAATCCCCACATCTTACGATATTAACAATGTTCCTGTTGCTTATGATACCGCAACTGATTCATACGGTTCGGTCACTGATGGAAGAGGCAAAACTACTTTTCAAATACTTGCAAGCATTCAAGCAAACTCAGGACAAGGGGTTGGAGGAACTTATAACGCATATAACTATATGATAGGAAGAAACGGAAAGTTTGAGTTTAGACCATCCTATGATTCGGGCGAAGCATTAACAAGAAGCAATCTTCACCAATCAGAAGTAAGTTCAGAAGCAAGAGCACAATTTACTCATGTTAGAGTATTCTATAATAACGGTGAATCATTTATTGATTATCCTACACCAATCTTAGACGGTTCGCAAATCAAGTTCAAAATAATGAACCTACCAAACACAAGAAGTAGTGCAGAAGCAAAGGCGGTTGGGGCAAAGGAGTTAGAACGAATTAAAGATAAGGCGGTTGCAGTTAAGGCAACAATTATTGGAGACACAAACAATCCTAACGCTATGTTTAGTGGCGGTCTGTATGGGTATATATCCACACCTTTAGTCCAATGTCTTTCTGATATAACAGGAGTGAACAGAGGAACTTTCTATCCACATGGTAATATGACTGGTCAAATTATTGGTGGTAGGCAAAATGCTATGGACGGAAACTTAGATGCTACCAATAGTAATCTAATAGGGTCACAAAGAAGCATGGAGTATCTTGAATCAGGTAGTGGGTATCATGGCGGGGGTGGTTGCGACACATACGATACGCACGAAACTAATTGGTATGGTCAATATACACCATACGGTATTCATTGTATAGAGAAAGCGGTTCAGATAGTGCATATCCCAAGAGGGACACCAAAAGTAAGTGCTGGGTCAGGACAGAAACTAAGAATGTTTATTACTCACAAATCCAATACTGCTAACGCCGCCGAGTTTAGGCTTTGGTTAATAGATTCTCACTTTGATGCACAAAGAAGGCAGGGATATACAGGCAATAACCCCCTAACTTCTGCTAAGATTTCGTATCTCGATATTACAAAGAATGGTTTTCATGAGATTGCATTCCCAACATCATACGGAGCACCAAGTGGGGCTAAAATGATAGTGTCTTTCAACAAAGAATACTGCGTTGACCTATTGAAGTATAGAAGCAACCACACCACTTCTTCTAAATCAAATAGAGGAAATAGAGTAACAACCCTTCCTTCAACTGATGTATCGGTTCTTGACTTATCACATGGTAATGCGGTCAATGAAGCCTCGGCTTTCCCACTTGGATTATCCCTTTATTACAGGCCACATGGTAGCGAAGATTCAAGAGGCAGACAGGGACCACTTTGGCAATTAAGACCAAGAGCACTATACTACGCGCCTACTGTTGAAATTGTTGATGATATGGTTTGGAAAGTCGGAACTGTTGTATCTTATAACGATAGTCATTTGAACCTAAATACTGACCTAACATTAACAAGTATAAGTTGGAAGCAAAATGAGCAAGACACAGAAGTAGTTAATTTGAGATTACTAAAAGACGAATCACAGTTTAGAACAATAGGCGGTATTGGTGGTGGCGGAGGCTCTTCAACCCCACAACCAAGCAATCCACCTTCAAATGGCGGACCTGTAAATCCGGGAGGCGGTTATGGAGGTATTCCTTTCCTACCGGGAGATAATTGGAATGATGGATATGCTCCGGGTTGGGGTGGCCTTATCCCACCAAACAGAGGAGGTATAGGTTCTTCGCACACAATAGATACTACTGTTTTCGATAGGAAATCCAACATATCGGGTGCTCCAGACCAAGAAGGTGGGGATGGAAAAGGTGCAGTTTCGACATCCGGTAAAATAAATCTAAGTAAAATGAGCAAAAGTGCTATGAATACTATTAGTGGAAAAGGGGACTTATCAAGTGAAAATGAAGATAGCGGATTCTTAGGGATTAATAGAAATAGAAACGCGGTGAAAAATAATATCAGAACAACCTCTAAAGAAGCAATAGGACAGACTAAATCAACAAGCAGTGGTAGTGCTATGATTGGTGCTGATGGGTTTATCCTACCCGGAGTAACCTCAGGATTGGAAAGTGGAAAACCAATACAAGCAGATTATCACGAAGGTTCAGCAATTATTACAGTTCCATCCTCAGTATCTAACGATAGAATTAAGGTCACTGCAAATGTTAAAGCCCCATCAACAGGTGGTGGTAGCACATACACACTATATGCTTTACTTGAGTGTATAGAAACCGGCTATAAGCACAACAAGAGAATTGATATTACATCTAATGATACTGCACAAAGAATAGAATTATTTTCAATTAGAAGAGTTGATGGTGCAGATAAGCATGGTAATAGAATAAAGGTCACAATAGGCAGGGTCCCCGGAGGTGGGTTAATGGATATTGCAGACGGCGCAGATAATAGCCCATTCTCTTCACTAACAGTCAAAGGTATAGAAGTATCTTTCAACGAAAACGCACAGAATAGAGGCTTGGGGAAGATAAGCACATCAAGCAAACTTAAGTCAAAAGACCTAACTAAAGGGTGGATGACTAACACTTCTGATGCTTGGAAATCTAAGACTTCTGACGCAACCTTTGATTCGAGTGGTAATGTGTCTTATGATAGAATAGGAACACGCGGTAGCAATGCAACAAAGAAGCCCAATGAAGATTCGCTTACTTGAGACTAATCTTTTGCTTGTATGCTTCTATTAAGAAATCCACGAAGTCACTAAGAGTTTCTAATTCAAAATATCTGGTAGCGGGAAAACGGAACAAAAAGGTCTTTTTGAAACTCGCGATTCTATTCTTCATACGCGCTTTCTGTATGACCGCATTCTGCTTACCACCCTTTGCTCCTTTAGCGAAGAACGGCTTTAGGTCTTTTGTTTCTCCATACACAACGAGATAAGGTATTTTTCCTTCTGTGAGCGCAAAGGTATTCATGTCCCTTAGTTGAGCCGCTATTGTTCTTGACCGGCCTTGTCCTATTATAGAAGCAGATAGGTCCTTAATTTCTTTCGCTTCAATAATCCAATCCCCTAATATGTAGTCGCCTGTCTTAAGACGAGTAACAAATACTTTACCATTAGGGTCAGTTTTAGCATCACCTAAAGACATAATGAGTTTATGAATTACCTTATCATTTTCCCTATCATCAACAACGAGCAAGTCGTCAGGTATGTCGCCCATAAATATGGGTAGCGGCGACTGCTTATAACACTATCGTTTAATTTAGGTATGATGGAGCACCTTCTGAACAAGAGTCTACTACAATAAAGCAAGTCAGACACTTTTTCGAGCCATGAATAGGCATAACGAAGGTGTGACCACACCGATAACACGGGTCTTGATGCACAACCCTTATAGGAGAACACGACCTATAAAAATGCTTTCTAAAACTCTCGTCTTGTTCCGTCATCTCTCCAACATGGTGCAGGGCATAAGCCCCTCTTGCAAAACCACGCGCAAGAAGTAGACCGTCCGTAGGACACAAGAGTATTTAGTGCTTTCCGTGTGACCTGTTCGTTATAGTCTTGCCAGTCGAGATTTTGAATAAATGCAACCGCAATATCAATCATTCTCTCTTTCTGTTCAGCGGTCAGGGCAGTTGGCTCAGCAAAGTTGCGAAGATGCTCAAATAAATGTTGTGCTAATGCGACGCGTATGTGGTGTGGGGGATTCGATACTTCTATTTCTCGTTGCAAACAGGGTATCATAGGAATAGCCTCTTGTGTTCCTTCAATCACGGTCACTTGTTGAACATTCCAATCCCCCATAAGTTCGACAGGATTTTCCGCCGCCCATAATTGAATACAAAACTCACCCTTGTGTTGGCGTGCTTCTCCCCAGTAAGGGTGAAGGTGTGCAACGGGTGATTCTTTCGGCCTATTTGGGATAGGAGTCGCGTGTGGAGTCGTCTTGAAAGTATTTGCATCCACCATTACCGCAAAACGCCCCCTTTTAGCGTTATAGGTGTGCGGTATTCGACATAGTTTTCGGGGATAACCCACCCCATCTAATGTTGGGAGCCCTTCGGCCATCTTTCTTTGATAGCGGTCAATGGTATGCCTCCATGTTCGGGAATCGACAGCGGTGTTGAACAGTTGGTGTATGTGAAAACCTCTTCCGGTTGCAACCAAGCGAACATCTCCTTCTAATCGTGTAAGAAGTGTCGCCACATCGTCTTTGACTTGTTCTATTGTGTATCGGTCGTTAGCATCAAAGTCCCACCATGCTCTATCCATAATGGCGGTATTGTCTTTATCGTTGATATCTCTGAACCCATATAGGCTTGTGTAAAGGTCAGCCTTACCATTTAACTTACGGATATACTCCTTGAAGTCAAGGCGTGAATTGCATACTTGTCTCTTAAGCCCGATTTCACGAGGAAAGGTTAGTAGGTCCGTCATATCCTTCAACCGCCCCGCATTCTGAACAAACCCTAACTAAAGAAGGGGATAAAGGTTTGCCTTCTTGCATTGCTACTGAAAAGACATTACTAATGTTCCACCAAGTCTCTTTTCCGCAAGCCTCGCAGACTTCCCTTACTGTGCTATCGGTCATGTTCTTTGCTCCACATAGTAATCAGGTCCGAGCGTTGGGTTTTCACCTTCTCCATGTAATTCTTCATCACATGATAGATAGAAGTCGCAATAGTTAGCGCAGAAGTATTCGCTCCAATTAGGCTTCCATGTTAATGACCGGATAGTTTCAATAGTCCTTGCGTAGTCTTTCTCGAATGCAGTATGACTTCGCTTTCCTAATTTCTCTATCACAGTAATACCCTTTTCATCACCTAAGAATACTTCTTTTCTTTTACTCGACATTAATGTTGTGGCGGTCTTATGGTTTGTGCAATCTGAGGAAATCAACATCATGTGAGTCACCGGCCCATACTTTTGCTCATAACCTAATAGTCTAAGCATACGAGTATAGAAGCATAATTCCCTTCGCACTCTGCTTAATTTACCTGTGCTTAGGTCACCTGTTTTCAATTCCATTATACATAGACCACCATCGGGGTGTTTCATAAGACCATCCCACATACCAACCATAACAACATCATGTTCGGGGTCATATACTGTTTTCTTCATTTCTGCCTCAATGGGAAGGAAGAAGTCGGGACCCCATGAAGCCAAGCGTTGTGTCTCCATAACTGCGATTTCGTCAAAACAGTCGTCATACTCTGTTGCTACGGGCAACAAGGCTCGTATATGTGTTTCTTCAAGTAGTAATTCGCCCCTATCTACCTTATAGAGGTCTTTGATTATTGAGTTATCTGTGTTATACAAATCTTCGACACCCTTATGCACTATCGTTCCCTTAATCTGGAACTCAGTTTCCGGCATACGAACATCTGGTAGGGCTACCTTATTCCACCAATACCTGCGGGGGCATTGTCGAGCGGACATAAAGGATGACTTGCTAACGCGGAGTTTAGTGTCCCCGATACATTCATAGGGGTTGTATGATGACTCCATGATTAGGCAGACATAGCATTACTTATAAGCCTTGCGAGTGGAATATCTATTTATGAAATATAGAAGCATGAAGTATAGCGTCATAACGGTCATCATTCCCGACACACCAAGCCCTACCCAATCCATCTCGGAATAGTTTGATATTCCCTTGTGGGTTATGTCTATACAGAAGCCGGTCCTTTCATCACCAGAGTGGTTTTCCATATAACATGACTCGACTTCTTTACCTTCAATTAAATACTCTTTGAATACCTGTAAGTCAAGTCCCATATCTTCGAGACTATAACAACCACGACTTAGTTTAGGTTTATTCTTCCTCGTTTGATAAGAAAGGGTTTTCGATGTGGTCAAAGCCCGTCATACACTCGGCCACTTCATTACCTTCTGGGTCTATTCTATTAGGACATACGGGGTGCGCTTGTATATCCTCAAACTTATGGGGATAGATTACGGCCATTCCGCAACCCGAACATTCCTCTTTGGTTGCAAGACCGGCATCTAATAGATGAAGATGCAAAAGTGTCGTCATATTTTCAGCGTGTCTGCTGAAATCAATGAACACACTCACTAACTGATTGTGCTTTTCTTCTATCAATGTGACCTTTTCTTGCATTTCTTTAAGGTCTTGCCTCATTACCTGCTTTACGGTAGGTTTTCTGCCTGTTCTCTGTCCTTTCATTATAACCACTCTACTGTTTTCCTTCCTTTCATTGCGTCATGCAATTGGCTCATTTCCCACGATGCTATTTCATAAAAAGGTTTGACCTTTTCTATTATGTATCGTTGAATCATCACCTCATACCCTATCGCAACTGTCTTAGGTAGTTCTGCGATAGAGTCAAATGCTATAAACCTGCCGGTATTATCGAGAAGCACCCAAAAGTAAGAGCCCTTGCGATATTCTTTTCCTAAGTGGGTATTAGCCCACATTGCTCCAGCCGCCGAACCTGCTATGGTCCTATAATCTTTTAGGTCCTTCTTCAATTTACCTTTCATCTTCAAGTCGTCTAATGATACTTTACCATCGACCATATCGTGGATAAGATTAGTTAGTCTATCATTGACCCATTGTTCAGATTTACCATCAAGCATAGAGTTTATTGTAGTATTCATAGCGTCCTTCATTACCTGAGGCATTCGTGCTTGTTTAGATTCAATCCCCTTCACATAATAGTCGGGTTCGTGATAAGAACCATCAGTCCATGTGACCTTGCCTGCGTATCTATTCTTAGCCTTAAGCAACATACGCTCACAATACTTTTCAAACTCAGTTTCTATCGGAGCCATTTCTTCATTAATCCAATTCATCATTTCCATACCGGCCTCTGGGGATTCAACACATACGAAAACTGAATCAGTATGACCATAGATAACATCACAACCCCATTCTATACACTTGTCTCGTAATTCACCAAGCGTATTTCTTGATGTGCGAGTAATCGCCGCCGCTACCGCAGGGTGATACATACCGAATCGGCTATCACCACACACTCCATAAAGGGATGCAACTAATGACTTCGTGGCGTATTGAGCCGAATCCCACTTAACCTTTTCTTCTTTGGTTGTCGAAGCCTTCATATTAGCCTTGTATTCATTTCTTAAGTCGGTAAGTAGGTTCATAGCACGACCTAATGCGCCCGTTGGGGCATCTGTATCAAATATCCCCTCCTGTTCGTTAAGAATAGTCTCCCATGATATGTTATACTTAACCACATTACTATGATACATTGCTCGTATATCCATAATGGCGACGCTTTCATACAAACCTGCTACCGCTTCCTGTATATCTGCACCTTGATAATCCTCATAAGGGAATTGGGGCTTAGTTGGAATCCTTCTATCAAACTCTTCATCTCTTAACAGAAGGACGGTTGCTAATCTTGTGACCCAAGGAGTGGTAATGAAATCACATTGCACAATATGTTGAAGATTAAGAAAGTGGTCGATACAATTAAGCATCTTATCCAATTTAGGCAACAAAGCGACATCTTGTATGTTATAGTCTATGTATCTACCTAAGTCCGTGTAATAAGTATCGTGACCATCTTCAAGGTCAAACTTTTCGTCATTCTGCAAAACAAACTGCGATACATCTTTCAGACTTTGACCCGGTAGTTGTCCGTTCTTCACACGCCATAACCTGCAAAATACAGTCATAAGGTCAATAGTAATTCTGCCCTTGATACATTGTGAATAGTCGTCAAACTGATAGCGAACAGAACCATGAGGGCTCATACGCTTACCTGCATTCCAATTGTGTCTCTTGCACGCATCAAATAAGACCTTCATATCAGCACCCATGAAGAACCAACCGGTCAATACATCGGGGTCCTTCTTCATCATCACATGAAAGAAATCATCGAGTAATTCCTTTTCGGTCTTGAATGACTTTAGCGGTGGGTTGAATACTCTATCTCCTAACTGTCTGACTAATGGTGGGTGGTTTTGACCGGGAGGCGATACAAACCATGTTAGGTATTTCCCCATGTAATTATCATACACAGTCGCAACAGTTACCTCTTCCCTATCATTCCATTCAAGGTCAACATACCAAACACGGTGCTTGTAAAAGTCGTAATGTTTTCCACTATCAATTAAGGCTCTATTAGTGAAAGGTATTTGTGCTTCCCATGTCTGAGAAAACTTATTTCTTAAATCGCTAACTTCAAATGGGTCCCTTAGAGTAACCTTAGTCAATCGTTCCCCATAAGCACCTTTGAAGCCCTCTTCTTTCTTAACGGCCTTAACTAAATCTGCCTCTTCTTCACGAAGAAAAGCATAAGGATATATGTCGTCTATAATATCTTGTTTGCGGTCAAGTGTAATCGGGTCACGATACCTAACTGCTATGCGTCTCGAACCTATGCTATCCACTATCACATAGGGGCGTAAGCGTTGTTGCTTATAAGATTAACACATATCACGAGGACGACTGTGTTCAGTATTCAAAAACTTGACCATAGGTTTATTCTTGAAGCACGAAAACCAATCTGCTATATCTCTAATACAGTCGGCATCAAACGGTCTAACAAACTCCCAATCATTGTGTGCTATGACCCAAGGATTTTCTTCAAGTTCAAGAGCAAGTGGTTGGTCTTCTGCGAACCATATTACCTTCTTCCCCTTTTGATGAGCATACATGACTTCCATGCAAGTCCCTATACTCATTTCTTTAGGAATCCAATTCACAATTACTACATCTGAACGGTCTATCATTAGTTTATCTCGTGGAACAATCAATTCCTTAAATTGCTCATCATAATAAACATTCCCATATTCCTCACTTACCATAGGGTTGAAAACATTGAAGCCTCTTGATGATAGAATATCATAGGCGGTTTCTCGCCATTGAAGGGAACGCCACCTTTCATCTTCACTAAGTATCGGTCCACATAAATAAAATGTGACGCTCACTCCTTACGCCTCCCTCTTGGTCGGCTTGGTATCTTGTGCTTGAAGAGCCACTGATTGATAGTCATTGGGCTTACGCCACAACCGTCGGCTATTTCTTTCAAAGTGAGTTCTTCATCAACATACATAGCGTTTAGCCAATTCTTATCTCTATATGGCTTATGTCCGGTGGGGTTTCGCATAGCGATACCGGTAGATAGAACATAGTACACTCCATCTATGATTACTCGCGCATTCGGTTCTATCGGAACTGTTGTCGTTTCTTCTTCTGTCTCTATTACTAAACTAAGTTTCATTTGTTATGGCCTTCTGCCTATGGGCTTACTACTATTACCCGACAAAGGCATTACTTATAAGGCTTTGCTATAACCACTCGACATTACGCTTTACTTCAAAGTATGATGATTTCAATTCTTTAGTCATTTTGATAGGAGGAACTGTCTTGTATATCTGATTCTTCAATAGCGGTCTTAGTTTGTCCTTAGCAGTTTTACTCGAAGCACCCCTAACTGCCGCTCCTCTATTAACCCTTGTGTATTCAACCTGCGAAGGGTATTTCTCAGCCCACGCCTTAGAAGCATAGTGAAGAAGGACAGGGGTCATATCCTTAATCGGTGTGTCCTCATAATCTTTACAGGCCACATCATAGATTAAACCATTACATACCCTATGTGATAGGTGGTAGCCTAAGCATCTATCCCCCTGCATAACAGTCAGAAGAAGAGAAGTTTCTAATTTAGAATAAGCATTGAACGAGTCAATAAAGAAGTTAGGTTTCCATGCTTTCTTATTCCTCTGCCCTAACCATTTGGCGGTCAAAGTATTACATGATTCAAGCGTTTCATAGGGAACATTGCCCCAATGCGCTTCAATAGTAATCGCGCCCGACTCGCGAAGCGACTCAGCCTTATTACATGGCCTTCTAAGTTGATTCTTATTCACCCCGTATCTATCTGAGAAAGCAGAAAGATGATAGACATACTCTATGTTGTCTTTCACAGGAATAAGACCGTGTTTCTTAGGAGCGTTGAATACATCTTCATCACTTAGAAAACAGGGAACACCTCCTTCTGTTAATCGTTCTATAACCTCCCAATTATTAGGGGGCAGTATAGAATAGAGAACCTGTGTTCCCATTATTTGTCTGTCTTTCAGAACGACCAAGTCATCATCAACATACCCTACCTTGAACACATGGGGTTGGTGCATTAACCTAAGCGGGGATTGATAGTATCGTGGATGCCGGTAGGCACGATAAAGCCCATTCCTAAAGGCTCTGTAATTATCTATTGTTAAAGGCACGAACTCGCTAAAGTCTAAAGCCATTCGACATCCTCAGTCTTATCTTCAACATCAAGATAACGGAACTCATCCTGTATAGTCTTTGGGTCGCCCTTGAAAAAGATAAGCACATTCTGATGTGTTTTACCGAGTTTGCGGTTGTTAGCAAATTGTTTATGGACTCTAATTGGAAGGCTACCTGCAACGGTTATTAGAATACACTCGTTGTATAGTGTAGCACCTGCTGATTGGAATGCGTCAATAGTGTCGCTAACAAAATTACGATAGAAGCCATCTTCATTTCTAAAATCTCCAACAACGAATACTGCAAATCTATTATCCTTGAGCATTTCAACAGAACGCTGAATGATGGTGCGGTATGTATCGAGAAACTCATGATGTTCCATAGTGGATAAGTCCCTATCATCTTCTGAATATACCTCAAGGTCACCATACGGGGGGCATGAGAAAATCATATCCCATTTGTCTCCAATCTTTTCTTGAATGTCTAAAGCATCTCCAACAACCCAATTAGGCATAGGATAGTCTGTATTACCTAAAATCTCTAATCCTTGAATCCTATTAGCCTGTACTTGGTCAGAACGCAACTCCATACCTGCATACTGATGATTACCATGAGCCGCTACTATCCCCCTAACTGAACCACCACAGAACGGGTCAAGAATGCTACCATTATCGGGACAAAACCAATCATACATTAACTCAGTTAGCACAGGGTCAAATATCGAAGTGCCGGTTGCTCTATTCTTGAAAGCATCTTCATCTTGAAGAGCCGCGCCCATCGAACCATCTTCTTTCTTATGGAGCCAAGCACTATTTTTACCTGTCCCGCCTCCCGGAATTGCTCTTAAGTCTTTCTTTGCTTCTTGTTCAGCATTCCATGTTGCTTTATCTCCAATAGCGAATGTCTTAGCACTCCCTTTTGAATCACCACCGGTAGCCACTTCCTCATCACTTAGAAGAATACCCTCCTTCTGTAATTGGTCAACATCATACTCTTTTTTACCGAACATATACTTCATGTTCGACTTAGACATAGCGATAAGTGCCTCGCCCCTGCCTAATTCAGACCGGATGCCTTTACGGGTCCACCAACGCTTTCGGTCCTGCCAATAACCCTGTCGGGCATCGAGTATGCTGAAAGGTGGTGCGCCATAACGCTCCTTTAGCGGTGTTCTAATAATGTGTCTTTCGATACTCATTAAATCATCTCTTGAGAATAGCCGCTTGGAAAATCCAATCTGTGTTGTCGAACACGACGATTAGCCTAATCCCCTGCCCTTCTGGTCGGAAGTCTAAGAAGTATAGTTTGACCATGCCGTCATACTTAGATAGAACCTGCTCAAGCCCACCTTCATAGGTTGCCTCAAACGCTTCAACCTCTTGTTGTGCATCATCGTTTAGAATTGTCTCTGTTTCACCTTTCAAGTCTGTTCCGGTCCTTACTGCTAATACATTGTGACCGTCATAGACAAAAGTATATTGATTCAATTTCTGCGAGTTCATATTATCCGCCTGCAAAGCCTCGTGAAGAATAGAAGCAGAAGTCTCAACCATTAGGAATGCCCTTCTTTCAGAACCATCTCGCATTTTGTATGAACCTGCTTCAGCATTGATTTGCTCAGATAGCGATAGTGATTTTTCCTCCCATTGTGCAATAGTCTCTTGACTGTGCGGGAACGCAAGACTACCCGGCTCAGCAACCAATGTTGTTTGCTTGTTCTTGCTCTTAATTCTAAGCGAACCTCCGTCCTGTGTTAATTGAATATCTCCACCATGCGCTGATAAGACTCCTAAAGCCCTTTCAATGTCGGGGATAACGATAGCGTCTTCGCCCTCTTTCCAATCACATACGGTTGAGAATTGTCCGATAGATGTTTTCCCATCACGGACCAGACTTGTAGTGCATACTTCGGTCATAGAGGTTGAACCACCCCAAGGTCTAAGAACGCAACCAATAACTTGTTGCTGAGGTTTCCCATTTACAAATTGCTTTCGTGCGGTCACTTCTAATAGTCGTCTGATGTTTGATGCCTTCGCCAACATATTCTAATCCACCCTGCATTTACTTATAAGTCTTGTGAGAACTAAGTCCATTTGATAAGAGGCTCATCATGTTCTTTAGCCAGTCGCTCAGCCATTACTTTAAGAGATTCTTTCAAATCTCTTATTGCTTCTTTCATTTGTCTCTGTTCAAGTAAAAGACTATTTATGTCGATTTCAACAGAAGTCATCTTAGCACTAAAATCTCTATTTTCGTTGTCGTCCATCATATCAACCCCAAATCAGGTAGACCGTTCCATTCAACCTTGTTATCCTTAATTCTCAAAACATCGTGTGAAGTCCCAACGAACTCACTACCTGTCCCTTTCATCTCTTCGATGGTTGCTCTGATAATGAACTCATTTTCTTTCAAACTCTTATCTGCTTTGACCCCTGCCGCGTCGTCTCCTTTCTTGGTGTATCTCGATAAGAATATCTGTTGGCTCATGTTTCGTTGTGTCCCATCGACCCAATCCGGCTTTTCTCCTGTCTTCATGAGAACTTTCTTGCCTCCTCCATCACTAAGATATTGTTTGTGGTCCTTCAAGTGGAATGTGAAAAATACACGATTGACCGGAAGGGCTTGAACACGGTATAGTGTGTCTCGGAATGTCTGATTACGCTCGCGCCATTCTTTCTGATTGAATGAATCCCCTTCATCATCTATGACTCCCTTTTCTAATAGTGATTCGCGCATAGCAAACTCACACCACTTTAGGTATGTTGAACCGCCGTCGAATACTATTGCGGCCACTTCTCCATCACTAACTAAATCCCCTGCTATGGTCACAAAGGCTTTAACCTTCTTGACTAAGCCGGTCCACGATACAGTTACTCCATCTTCTTCAAAGATTGAATCATCAGTTTCGTCGAATAGTTTTAGAATAATTACATTAGGGTCATTAGGATAAGCAAAATTAACTGTCGCTTCTGCCGAGTTATCAAAATCAAACAGAATGACCTTTTTGCCTGCCTTAATCTCTTCGGGTGTTCTTGATAGGGATAATGCGAGTCCTGTCTTAGCAGTATTCTCTTTACCTACCAACGCCATACGAACAGGTGTCTCAAGTTTGCGCTCGGCATTCTTATTGAACAAATCCCTGTAATGGTCCACAGAGTATGTGGGGGCGGAAGGTTTCGACGCCTTCGGCTTTGCACCTTGAGCCCACGCCATACTTAGTCCTCCCACGATTCGTCATCGACGCTTACTGCCTCAACAGAATCGACGCACCACCAACCATGCGTGGTAAAGCGCATCTCGTCATCACGGCTCTTGTATGTTTGTCCCACAATTAGTATTTGAGAACCTAATCCAAAGTTAAGAAGGTGCTCTTGTGATTTTGGAATAACCAAATCTTGACCTGCGGCGGTGCTCGTTAAGTCAAGGTCACCTAATGTGACCGTAAATCCACCGCGCTCGCGTGGGTCTATATGCACCACTTCGCCAACAACTCCAACCCATTGGTCCCACCAATCGTCATCGTCTTTGTGGTCTGTATGATACTGTTCAAGTGTCGCAAACGAAGGCAACAATCCTCCGTTAGGATATAGGCCACCCAACATCTCAGTTACAATGCCTTCGGGTCCATCATCACCAATAGCAAACGGTGGTGCTGAGAAAATACCGGCCACTTCATCGTTAGGAACAAGGTCGCTTAATTCTTTAGCGTATGCTACCTTACCGTCTCGACCGGGTCTAAGCCCAATAACTCCGGGTAGGAATGTTGCGTGCTGAATATCAGCCGTTTTACCATTTGCTCTAACGCTAATTAGTGCTGGCTCGTCATTGCTACCAACCTTTCGTCCTAAGAATTGGCAGGTCCTTTCTCTTTCAGAAGCAGGTCTTGGTGCTCCATACTTGAAGTTAGCATCACCGGACGGGAATGTCGGTGTTGTGTTGTTCCAAATAAGGTAGAAAGCATCACCGTTAGGCAACTCGTGGTGGATGCGTGGAAGCGAATCAACAGTCGCTTCACTAATCTCATCATTCATTGTGGTTCGGTTGATTAGACCGGCATTTGCATGTCGGGTATAACCTGCGCCGTTAGCCTCGAAATACACCAAAGCACCATTTCTAATCTGCGCCTGTGTAGCAGGGTCATTTACATCGTTTCTTGCAGTAAGTTCTCTTTCTGCCTTTCTGTAAGCAATCTGAGCCCAGTCCTTGTAAGGAGGCACACGGATAAACATTCCCTCGAACTGTTCCAACCCACTCTTCTTAAGTTTCTCTTGCGTCATCTTTAATTGACGGCCTGCAACTCGGGCAGATAGGATAGTGCAAGTCTGCTCATCCTTTCCGGCATTGGTCCATGCAGTTCCATTTTCGGCCAATACCTCATTCATCTTCAATCTCAACCTATCTTCGGCAACACCTAAGTTGCTCGCAAGGTCTTTTACTATTTGTTCAACATTTATTTCGGTCACATTATCACCTGTTAATTCTACTTGTTCCACACAAGCCACCCCTTATAAGCATTTGCATGATTCACTAATAAATCTGCAAAACTCCCATACTACATAAGATTCGGGAACGCCATTTATGATATCTCGGCGTGCCTGTATTGCCCCCTCAACAACAAGCATCTTCAATGGAATGTTACTCATATTAGCATCTACCGCTTTCAAGAATACATGGTGTATTGCCTCGCGCGCAGGCGTAGTAGATAGTAAATCAACGGCTGATTGAACATCATGGTTCTTGGTCAGTAATGTTAGCACTTTGCCTGCATCAATGTCGGGCGCACTAATAGAAGAGATAAACTGTTGTCTATCAATAGGGGATAGATAAGAGGCCGCTTGAAGTGCGCCTATTGCATTTCTCATATCCCCGCCATGCTTGTTAATAATTATTAACAAATCTTCTTCGGTCATTTCCACCGCTTCTTGAACACAGATATGCTTAAGTCTCTCCATTACCAAATCATCGGGTATAGGTTTGAAGGTCCTAACTTGGCATCTCGATTTGAGCCAAGGACTCACTTTGTTTAAGTCATTGCAGGTCAATATGAAATATCCCTGTGCATTCTCAATAACACCTTTCAAAGCGTCTTGTGCAGTCGGTGTAATCCTATCGGCTTCATCAAGGAGAAAAATAGTTTCCCATTGACCGATACGAGACATAGGGGATATATCATCTTCGACAAAATCTATCCCCCTTTGTTTCTTAGTCGAAGCATTGAACTCATGGAGTTGATAACCTAATTCTTCGGCCATAACCCTCGCCATAGTGGTTTTACCACTACCCGGCTCTGGACTATGAAAGAGGAAGTGTTGCATAGGTGCATCACCATTAACCACCGCTCGCATTTCAGATACTACCGCATCCTGTGATAATACTTCATCCAACACTTTAGGTCGATACTTTTCAGCCCATATTACTTTCATTCAAACCACCCTCTTACTTCTTCTGCAACATAGTAGCATTGTTCGCACACAGGAACGGACTCCCATCGGAAGGAAGTTTTCGCTCTATAATAGATAATACCTTCTGGGTCATCTATTACAACATTACAGAAATAACATTCGTAATCTTGTCCTGTTTGCATAAGGCTCCATTTCATTTTCACTGGTTCTTTCATTCTTGCACACTCCATAATTTTGTTTTTCTAAATACTCTTTGAGTTAAAAGTCCTCTTCTTACTAATTCGCCACAGTATCTTGCTATGGTCATTTTCTTAGGTGCTAATTTAGGCCATTTCTCAATCATCATTTCATACAGTTGTTTGGTAGATAACTCCCTACAATCACATGAAGAAAGAATAAACTTCATAGCCCTCTGTTTCATTGGGGTTCTTTGAGGCAATTCCGCCATAACCTAAGCAGGTAAGCAGTTAGTTATAAACATTTTTAAGGGCAACGAGTGCATTGCAAACATCGTTCCATATCTTCTGTGAAGTATCTTCTCCTACCGCATCCTTTACACAATACCGCCGATTCTTTCTCCTTCTTAGTTAGTGCGTTGTATGGGAGCGTAAGAATAATATCATCGGGATGCTGAATTAACTCTTCATTGATTTCATACTGCGGAACGCGCCTTCTTCTACCGTCACCAGTAGTAATGATGATGGAATTAGATGAATTAACTTGAGGGTTTCGGGATAGTATAGTGCCTAATGAAATGGGGGATGGTGTGTTGATTAGTTTCATCCTTTTCGTTAATTCTGTTGTAATCTCTTGTTTGGTCAATGGTTCTTCAATATCCCATAGAATATAGATGAGTTCCCTTCTTATTCTTGCGTTGTGTGCCGTCATCCTCTTTCCCCTACTTCTTCTTCCCATATAGTAAAGTGTCCTTCCTCTTAAGCCTGTCCGGTCTTCATGAGGCTTTTCGCCCCGCGAACCCCAAGACTTTCTCTTGATAGACACATGGGTTATCGGAGAAGTTATCGCTTAAAAACCTTACTGTTCAAGAAAAGTCGATGACCACATCAAATCATTACCCTCTTCGCCTCTCGCGCCGGAGAATTTTTCCGGCTTAGAAAATCCGAGTGTATTTATAAACGCACACACTAAACGCATTGTTGGAGCCCATAGTAGAGAGGCTATGATAACAAACTCAAAGAAATAAGCCACTATAACCACTCCAGCAAAGTTTCCTTCCGTTTCTTGATAGTAGAAGGTGCTTGGTCAATCGTTCTAAGTTTATTTCGCACTTCGGGAGCGTTCTGAACTATCATATCTGCATACACATCGGTAGACCTGAACCCAAAGTGGATTGAATCATCTTCGTCTGCTTTCTTTTTAGGCCAAGACACGAAGTCGTTAGGAATTGGGGTTATTCCGAACACAAGAGCGGCCTTTGCATATTCCTCTTCCATCTGATAGCGTGCTTTACTGATTATTCTTTGCTCTTCTATTCCATCCGGTCTATTAACCCTATGGAATGCTTCTGCAAGCGCAAGAGGAACGGGTTTCATTGTTTTCCATGCTCTGTTTCGGTCATTCCATTTGAACATAGCATTGATTGGTGAGTTGTAATTACTTTTGGCGGTCTTCGCTGACTTGTGGATTAGTATGTTATCCCCTTCACGAACCCCCCTTATTCCCTTTCGTGGGATGACTACAAGCCTATATTGCACTAAACCCGCCCATTCTTTCGCCAAAGACATAGGGAACGACTCGCAATGAAGAATATATGTTGTATTAGGTGCAGTAGGCGGAGATGTTATTTCGCCATACATTACTATGTAATCGCCGGTCTTGAAATCCTTATCATCACCTGCATAAATTATTACTCCCATTATTTCACCTCTTCAATTGGTTGTTGCGGTATAACTCGGTGTCCGGCACATGAACCACATTGCTCTTTGCCTTCTTTGTGACTGAGTTTGCCTTCCCCTTCGCATACAGGACATATCATGAGAAGTCGTGTTATACATATTTTGCATCTCATTTCACCTGACCTGATATTTTGAATTGTATGTTTAGAGTGTCGCCATTTGCAACATTCTATGCAATAGCCCTTCCATTTGATATTACTCGCCATTGCCTAATTTCCCCTTTTCCCTGTTCTCTTGTTTGAATCAATACGCCCTTTCTTTCTAATTCGGAAAGACCAGCGTTAATCGCTGAAAAAGAACGATTTAGCCCTCGCGGGATAATCCTTCCATTTAGACCAACATCTGATATGATACCAGAGTTAATTATGTCTATCGTTGTGAATGGGTGATTATCGGTAGTCTGTTCCCATCTCATAACTGTGTCGTAAATAGCATTTCTTCTTGAGCCTTTATCAATCATTCTTCCTCAGCACTCCTTACTTGATTTTCACCAAACTCAACAGTATCAAAAACATAGTCGGGATATATAGTCCATTCCCTATAAGAGTCTTTGGCGTGAAGAGGTAATTCATTCCATTCGTTATCCACAACATCTGACCACCACCTAATACCATACATTAGACGAGGAACTGCAACACGCATTATGTCTAAATTATGGAATGCGAAGAATAGGTCATGCCTACCCCCTGTTTCGGGTAATGGGTGGTCCCTATCTTCTAAATCGGGAAGAGTAATTGCCGTCCCTATGAGTATTGCGGGATGCTTTGCACCAAGATTCTTAACCATCTCATCAAAGTGATGTTCGCTACCCTTTTCAACAATACAACCCGCCATAACACTAACTATCGAATAGTCGTTCTTATTACGGTTAATCCATACATCAGCATTCCACTCTATTGCATCCGGTTCTATTTCTCCAAACTTATCCACTTCAACCATCGTTATTTTCCTCCTTTTCTTTGGACTCAAACTCTTCTATAAGACTATCAATATGTTCATCGAGTTCATTCTTAAATCTTAAGTATTCGTCCCATTCGTCCATAATGTGTTCAGACAGGCCACCCCTTATAACACCACCGCATAAACCGCCTCCACTGATGTTCAGTTAAGCCCCATACTTCACGAATAGCGGTAGTGGTGACCTTGTATTCCTCGTGAAACCATTGATAACCTTCGTCGTCTAAAACAAATCTAAGACCATCTTCTATCATTAGATTAGCGAGTGTGGGGAATAATTCTGTTGGTATAGGTTTAGTCGCTATATGCTTATTTCTTTTCCTCCACTTTTCCCTACCTGTCTTTGTAGGTATCATATCAGCGATTACTTCTATATCCTTTTCGGTAGGAATGTAATCCGTATCGAGATACTTAAACTTAGTCATCTAAATCCTCAACTGTGTATTGTGCCTCCATAACAGGGGCTTTAAGTGTTGATACTCTTAATTCTATTTGGTCAAGTAATTCGGGGTGTTGCTTAAGCGTATCGACAAGGACATACATTACCTCATCTAATTGTTTTTGCGCTAAGAGAAGTTGATTATCAACACCAATCTCCTTCTTCAATTGTCCCGCTAATTTGAGATAACCGCCTAACTGTGCGGTGAGTCTTGTTGCGTCAGCAATAAAGTCGCTATCAATCCATTCTTCGGACCGTTGTGCTTCTAATTCATCAATCCATGTTGATAGTCTTTGAGCCATATTTTCAGCGAGATTAACTGTGTTTATCGTATCTTGTCGCATTGCTTCGATAAGCCCCGCCTTTAGTGGGTCAAAATCTTCATGGTCGTTTAGATGAACATTTACTGAGCCGGGTAGCCAACCATACTTTTGTTCTAAGAATGATGCGGTAGTCTCGCCCCTGTATAACTTCATTTCTAACTCATGTCTATTAGGTGCTTCGCACATAGGACAGTCAGGAGTTTGAAGAACCCATCTAAGAGCATCGAACCAATCTCCTTTAGAACCAACGGTTGCTAACTTTTCCTCAATCATCTTTCTTGTTTTCATGTCTCGGCCTCCTGCCACTCGCCCCAATTCAACTCTGGTTTCTTGCGAACAGGTTGAGGTTCATAACCTATTCGGCACATAATCCCTTTTCTTCCTCTACCTTCCTTCTGCGCCTTAAACTCACGATACCACGAATTACCTTCTAATGATTCCTCTATCCAACGCTTCGCTGATTGATAATCCCCGTTAGTGACCATCTTAGCAACCTCCTTAACCAATGTTGATTTAGGAAGGTCGCGCCCCCAAAATGTTGATTTGATTAACTCCATATCTGCATCCATCACGGTTCTTCGCATTCTCAGTGCGTCATCAAGAAACTTTCTTAATTTATCGTCTATCTTAATCTCAAAAACGGGCATAGGATTATACTCTTCTTGCATCATATAATACCCTAACATAAGTCGGCGGAATAAGTCTGCCTCCCATGAACGAACATCTTTATTTTCTAACCAATCTTGAACATCTTGACCGAAGCGCACTTGAACAGGGGGATTCAATATAGCCTCCATCTGCCGTTCCATCATAAACTTTCTAATCGCTTCTCTAAGGTTATGAATCTTGAGCCTTCTTTCGTGGGGCATATTTGCTTGTTTTTGGTTTGCCCTCTTAAATGCTAATTCCTTCTCAGGGTTCATGTCTATATCTATTATGAAAAATCTCCTATCAAGGCCGGATTCTAATTCAAAACGACCGGGCTGAGTTCCTCCCCATACGGTATATCGGGTTGTATATCTCACCCAACCACTTCGCATAGATTTATTAACACGACCATTATCTGTTGAGGTTAGCATTTGATTCATCATATCGGTGCTATGGTCTTTATTCCCCGCATCAACCAATGTGCTGAACTCTTCAAAACCTAAGAATCCCCCACACATCTCGCGCGCAAGTGGTCGCCCCACTATAATACCATCTTCATTTACCGAGCCAAACATACCTGCTTCGGTCACGCTATTAGGACCTATCATGGTTCGGAAGCCCTCTCCCTTGAATCCTTTAGCGTTCCAAAGAAGACCCGTGCCTTGTGCTAAGAATGTGTCGATTAGGATTGATTTACCCGAACCTTTCATGCCTCTCATTAATATGTGTAGGCGTGTGTCGGCCGCTCTTGCTCCGGGAGTATAGAATGGCGCATTGGGGTGTCTCATAGGGCAGGGTTCGATTACAAACTCTTCGCCTTCTGTAAAATCGCAGGTAGCGCACTTGTTCATAGAATTGAATATATGCGAGCCAACAGAACATAAGAATATAGGTATCTTATCCTCTAAGTCTATCAGATAGTTAAGGTCACAGTAATTTTGTGTTGATTGAAAAATATCCATTTTGCTCACCATTGGTAAGCCACTTCGTTAATTGTTAATCTCCTTCATGTTGTTAATATCTCTAAATGTTGTTCTGCTCGTTAGCAATGTGCGGCTTATGGCCTTCAGATACACCATCCACTTAAGAACCTTTGCACCAAATTAATTCTTTTTATTATTTCTGTAGACTACAAAAAGAATAAACCGATGCACTACGCCCCTACTGGACTAATTCTTTTATTTCCCTATGTAGATGTATAGACACTACACACGAGACAGTAGAGTAGATAAATACCCTACACGAAATAAAATATATACGGAGTTTCGATGCACTACGCCCCTGTTATTATTTCAGTAGGGGATTGAAAGAATAAAAAGAATTAAACTACCCGCTAATTTATTGGGATTTCTTTCTTGACCATGTCCTTCCATTTGGAAAATTACGGAGTGGGCTTGGAACAAAAGTCCCCTCTTTAATCTTATGATGCACTCCACACCAACCTACTGCGTGCTTATCATCAATCCATTCAAGTTCCATTGACGCTCTTTGCCTACATGGTTCTCCGGTTCTTTTATTGAATCCTTTACATTTAGGTCTTACTTTAGGATTAGTTAGACATTCTCTGCACATTCCTGTCGTATTCTTATTTCTTTTGTTTTCTCTTGAAAGAGGCGTATCGCATATCTTACAGTATGCTCTGTGTCTCCTATGAATTGTAGGTTTCATTCTTCTTCCCTCCAAACATTATCCATCTCATAACCATTAAACCATAAAGAAGGTGTCGTTGGGTGCGGACCGCCACCAACCAATGAAAATGTTAGTGTACTCCCTTTTGCACCTGCATATTTAGCATTACCATGAACCCAATCCTCCATACCTAAGACTATCCTTAAATTAAGTGTGAGCCATTCTAAACCGTCCTCAAGCATACATTCCATAACAAAATCCCCATCCATAGCCTCAGCATACAGGGTTTGACCGAATAACATACCTATCTTTTCGGGGCCTCTAACTAAAATGTTTCTTTTCAGTTCTTTCGACCAAAAGACTAAGCATGGCTCATCAATTCTAACTTTGCTATATCTCTTCCACCAACCAAAATAAACCTGTTTGGCCTCAAACTCAGTTGTGTTAAGTTCTCTGACTATATGTTCTTCATGGGGGTGAGTCGTTTGTAGTGGTCCTCTTTTTTGTTTAAGTTTTCCCATATAGGGGTGTTATTGAAGGCGGTATATAGTCTTATTCCGAGTCCGGAGGCCTCCAACTATCGTTCTCAATATCATCTAAGAACCTCAAAGTCCCATATTTTAGACAAGTCGGGCAGTAATCTGGAGTAATGTTTGTAATAAGGTAGAATTGAGCATCACAATTGATGCACTCCCACACCGTGACCGGTATTTCCTCTTCCATTTCGTCTGTTTCGTAGCCTCGCGTGAGAAAGCCCCGCACTGCTCTTTTTAGCCCCTGTTCCTATAAGAGTTCGCTCCGGATGATTTAACTCCCTACATCTCGCTCATTGAGTTTCTCAAACACTCTACCGGCATTCACTAATAAGAGAGAAAGAATTACTCTTCTTCTCCATCAAATTCGCTCCAACAGAAGTAGCCCCGCACTGCTCTACAAAACTCTAAATGGTTATCAAACTCTTCCTCTAAGAACTCTTCCATATCCTTTACGGTCTCAAAGAAATAGTATTCTCCAAGAGATTTTACTCTAACCCCAACCTCAACGGCGGGTGTCTCAAACCCACACGCACTACAATAATAACTCATTCTCCCCATACTTATTCCTCTGTATAACCGTCGAACCAACCTTCTCCTTGTGTGTCTGGGTCACTACAATGCTCCTGCGCTTCTTCAAGACTCAAGCCGGTCTTAATCGTTTTATGGTCTCCATCAAATCTAAATCTCACTATCTTATATGTCGTCATTCAAAATCCTCCCACTCTTTATCGGTAATGGTCACAACATTACCTCTAACATGGATTCTCCTACCGCCTGTGTAAATATGGTGGAGAAATGCGAGCGGATTCAAAGGTAAGTCGATTAGTTCTGCATCCTCATTAACGAATGCTCTTTCGCCTGTATCGAGGACAATCGGTTTAGCATATCCTCCGACCATTTTTCTAACTTCCTCAAAATTAACTTCTGTCGGAAAACGACCTAAATCCTTCTCCGTTCCTATATATCTCAATAATTTAGCCACTCGAATCAATCCTCCAACCATACTTGCATATCTCGCAAATCTTCTCATTATAACAAATGCCTATATTTCTCTTTACCCACTTGCACTCGACACAACCAAAGAGATATAACTTAGTGTCGGCAGGCGTGTCGCCATAGACCGGAATGATACCACCTAAAGGTCCGAACCAATGGGCCTCGGCCCAAATAACACCATGCTCCCAATCTGGTGGTCTAAAATAAGCCCACGCTCTATCTAATGCTACATTATCTCCGTGAAGTATTCTCCAATAGTGGCTCACAGAGCCTACCGGACATTCCCTAATACGGCTTGTGTCGAAAGTAAAAGGGAGTCCATCGAACTCCCTCTCTTCTAACGGCCAATAAAGACCGATTTCATCCTCGTCATGTGTAAAATCTCTTGACGGGATTATCATTGTAGCACTCATTTATCATCCCCCGTAATTTGCTCTTGAAGACCAAATGGTGGGTCATAAAATCCTTTTTCAATGCTCTCATCTAACCACCTGTGGAGTGCTAACTCACTATCCCAATTGGAATTTGCTCCCAAATTGAAAATTAGGTCAGATACATGATTCAATTGAGTTCTTAACTCTTTGATACACTCCATTAACTGATGTCTCGAAGCATTTTCCATAGGTCTTCCTACCTTGATTTCATATTCTCTGTATTTACTATTTGTCTCCACGATTTAATTCCTCCTTTACTATTTCTCTATACTTTTTGAACATTCTCATCATCCTTTCAAATCTACCCACTCTTAACGGCAAAATCTCACCGCCTGTGTAGGGGGCGAGGCTCTCTGAACGAGAAAATATACTATGTGTAGAAAGGAGGTTGGTGAAACCTCAGGATGATTCATTTCGCCTCATAGCCCCCTACATCTACGCATACGCAGACGAAGGATATAAACATTTCTGACTCTTGAGTTACAATAACCACTCTATGAATCTTCCGTCGTCTGCGCGAACATCTCCTTCCATCTCGCATGTCGCTTCACAGTTTCGACATACAAGAGTTACGGTCACTTCGCCGAACTCGTCGTTAATATCGACATCCCAATTATGCCCGTTTCTCTTACAGAGTTTTACCGCATTTTCGTTTGCACTCATTTAGTCCACCTCCAATCCGCAATTGTCGCAATAGTCGAAATCATGTCTTTGCTCTTCACCACACTCCCAACATTGGGTCCAACCATCATCCTTTTCTCCATTAAGAAGAACATAACCTCCCATAAATGGTCCATCATCTGTCTCTAAATCGGGACGGTGTGAGAACCAAGCACCACAAGAGGAACCGATTTCTCTTTTTTCACAACACTCTACCGGCACAACAGAAAGTAATCCAGCGTCGACGCCGAGGCTAACACTATTACCGAGACTATCGCTTTGAGAAAATCCCCAAACCCCATCACCTCCGGGAGAATTCCAAACTTCGATGTCGTATGTATCACCATCGAGTTCCCATTTTATGTCGACCGGATAACCCCTACTATCTTTTGAAAAGAGTTGGTTGCAAAACTCATCCCACCTATTGTCGTCAATAACATAACATGGGTCTCCTACATAGTAGTATATGGGGACTTCCTCTATAAATACTCCCATAATATCACATATCCTCGAACATCCAATCGGTCACTTTTTTTCTCGCGGCCTGCCAGAATCTTTCTATGTCGAAATTAGGATTATCTTCTCCGAAGAATATAGCAAGGTCTCTAACAGCCTCTCTATCTATATTACCATCTCTCATAGTATTGTCGTTCAGTATTTCTGCAATTTTCTCAAAGTGTTTTCTGGTCATCATTTTCTTTTTCCTCCCAATCCCATGTTTGTAGACAGTCGGATGCTAACTCAGTTGCTAACTCCGCATATGTGTCTTGGAATCTCTTTAGGAATCTCTCCCACTCTTCGGGGCTTATTGGTCTATTTAACATTGACTCGGCGTGATGTCTCTCAATATACTGATAGAGAACCCATCTTCGGGGCATACTCATTCTTCTTCCTCCTTCAAATCGTGAAGTTCTCCGTGTAGTCGGTTAAGTGTCTGTTCCTCAATCACGATGGTCTTACCTTCTAATTTCTCAGCCAAAACCTCCATTTCTTGCTCACGCCATACCTCGTGTTCGAGCCAAGGGTCAAGAACATAATTGACCGCTTTCTGCGCCCTTTGAGCCGCCGTAATGAGGAATCTTGGTTCTTTGCTCAAGACCGAAGCCCAATTATTGATATACTCAACATTGCGAAGTTCTCCTTGTATGCCGAATGAGCCGATGAGGAACGCTGTTCCGAACTCGGCAATCAACTCCTCTTTAGCATAATCTTCACTCCCGAAAGAGTTTCCAAGATTTCTGTTAAGTCGAAGTGGATGACCTGTGCTATGGATAATCTCATGCCCCTTAGTAGATAGGTATCTCGCATTAGAATTGAATTGCTCGCGAAGAGGAAGTGCTATCCTATCGCGACCAGATGTATAAAACGCTCTATCCCCGCCGTGTTTGAGCAAGATTTCCCCGCTCTTGATAACCCACTCGGGTTCTTCGGCTTTTTCTCCTGATGGTAAAATCTCACCAACACCTATGAGTTTCCTATTTGGTTTCTCAATATAGTAGTTTAGGCAGTTCTCCAATTCCTGTTCTGGTCTATTGAAGTCCTCTGCTTCTTCTAACTCGGTATCTGTGATAATCTCAGGTAATCCTGTTTGGTCACGGTTGAATACCGTAAAGACTCGCATAAGCATTGTCGTGCCTATGGTTGTCTCCATTTCGCCTGTCGTTTTATTTTCCTTCTCGCTTTTGTAAGTGAGCGGTTTCCAGAGAATGATATTCGTTCCCTCTTCACCTTTTTTCACTCCAAACCACTCGGTTGTGTGCTTGTAGGGTTTTCCGTCTCGGCCAACTTTTAACTCAAAATTGCCCTCTTTTATTGCGTGTTTCCTCGCAACCTCTTTCCAAGCGTTATAGGTCCCCCATGTATTAGAGTTATAATCAAAACCTCTAAGCCATAGTATGACCGTATTTATGCCTGAGTATGGACGACCTTTCGGATTATGAGGCATTGCCGCTCCTCCGAGATTAGTCCAACCGGAACTCCAAGCACCAACCTCGCCGGACTTGATTTGTGAGATGAAGTCGTCTGCGAGTTTGCGCTCAAACTCTTTACGGGCTTCACCGCTCATCTTCCTTCCGAAGTCTCCTGCTTTCGCCATACTACTAAATAATCAATTAAGGATATAAACATTGCGAACTCTTGAGTTGCTAAGGCTCTACCGGCACAATCACAGATTGGCTGAATACTCGTCAATGTTGTAGACTTTTTCGACTTTTTTTGTGGCTCTTGCCCCGCACTCTTTGCAGGTGTATTCCTCGATAACGGTCCAATTTTTAGAGTTATAGGTGAAGCCGGTCAATTCTAAGTCGCATCTATGAATCTCACCTTCGACCAATCATTTCACCCCAAAGGTCTATCGGCTTACGACCTGTCTTAGTCAGTCTCGGGGAACAGTGATGATTCTCCGGCTTTGACGCTGACTCCGTATGAAAGACCTTGTGGCATGACTCGCATATATGTTTCTGCTTCTCCGCTTTAGGACGGCTCTTGGGTATTTCGGGCTTCTCTTCTTCTCCAATCTTCTTAAGACCCTTGTTTGGAGTGTATTTCCACCACTCGATAGTGCCTTCGGGGAGCCTACCGCCATATTTTAGGTTAGCGAGCCCCTTAGCATCGGTCGTATTTGGGACAAAGAGAACATAAACTATTGCCTCAGTCTTATCTTCTCCCCGTCTTAGGCAACGACCAAGCGTCTGAACTCTTGCACGAGCCGAATTAGTCCCGCTCACCATGATACCTAAGTCGCACGAAGGCACATCAACTCCTTCTCTAAGTGCTTTACAGGATAGGAGAAGTCTTGACTCGCCTTCGGCAAATCGCTCGAATGCTTTATCATTCTCACCTTTACTTCGGTCGCCGTGATATATCTCGGGGTTCATCCCTTCCCACTCGGAAGTGTCCGGTTGCTCTAAACCGACTTCTTCCCATGTAAGCGGACCGTCATCGCCATTGGTAGCAATGTATGGGAGCTCTTGAGCACTATATTTGGTATTCATCCACTCTAACTGCGCTATGCGCTCGTGGAATATCATGGTCTTGCTGTGGTCGTGAATCCTAAGAATCTCATCAACGCACTCGAATCTGAAATGGCACTCATTAACAAGTCTCTTACGGCGCATACATAACTCCTTAAATCGAGTTAAGGCCATATCCGGCTCGTTAGGGTCTTCTTTCATGGCGAACCAATTGGTCCCCGCTCCATATCGCTTCTTGAGAATGAAAGAGACTTTGCGGATTCGATTTGTATAGTCGTCATATTCCGCTCGTTCCATGCGTGTTAGAGGAATGTTAATTGCTCTGACTCTAAACGGGATAATAACATCATCCTCAAGGGCTTGGTCATACTTATACTCATACACGACCGGACCGCATAGGTGTGATACAACGGTCAAACCGCTATCTTCCCTCGCTGGAGTTGCACTAAGACCTAAAATTGCAGTGTGGTCGTTGTTGCGAATAGCATATTGTCGGAACTCGGACCCTATATTATGGCACTCATCAACGATGATAAGATGGTCGCCGTCTGTCTCTGGAAGACCTTTCGCGGCCGTATTCATGGTCACAATAGAGATTTGTCTGAAATCCCTCCTACCGCCACCAATCATACCTATTCTCATGTTTGGAAATGCCTGAGCCATGTCTTTTCTCCACTTATTCTGTAATGCTCTTGAAGGGACCAAGACTGTTATACGACCAACAGGGTGCTCTTGAAGCCAGACCCACGCGCACTCGGACGCAACATAGGTCTTACCTGCACCGGTCACTGCTGAAATGATGCCTCGATATTCTTGGTCATCGGGAAGTGGTTTCTCTGTTAGTGGCTCTTTTGCAATTCCCACTCCAGCCCACGCTTGAATGGCTCCCTCCTGCCAGAGATACAGGCTCATATCTGTTCTCTTGGTATCATCGAGTTCTTTTAGCCGCTCGGAAACACCACTCGGCAGATTTTCTATCTCAATAGTCATTGAATTCTCCCCCATAGTCGTCATATACTAAGGTCATAAGTTCCCTTCGCTCCGCTTCAAGGTCAAGAAGCATAAGTGCTGCTCTCTCTATATCTTTTGGTTGGAGAAGCGGAACTCCATCTTCTGCATTCTCAGGAAGGACCTTAGAACACGCAAGACTCATCAATTTTATCGCTCCATAGGATTTCATTCGAGCCGTTTCATGAACTGACCATTGAGCATAAGGGTACATAGCACCACCGGTCCTGTCTTGAGTCACTTCTGACCTTGTTCTAAATGATTTCCACTCGCCTGTCTCGGGTATTGCTACCACATATCTATGCTCAGCAGGCACTTTGTCGAACAACTCGGACTTTCTGAAACCATCCTCATTAACATGATGACCCCACTCTTCCTTCTGTTCGTCACTCCATCCTTTATCACTCACATCATAGAGTTTGTAGAATAGGTATTTCGTTTGAGTAATTGTATTCTCCTGTGTTCTAATTAGGTAGTCCATAGGGAACTCTGGTTCTTTCCACTCCTCTATCTCATCTTCTGCGCTCTTAGCCATCGGCTTCGCCTCCTTTCAATCTACAAACCCCGTCCATTCTTATAACTGTTTTTGACTCACGACGCAAGTGCATGGTCATCGTCATCACTGTGCTCAATATATCCGTGGTAGTGCTGATGCCTCGCAAGCCACCCGCCGACCTTATTTATGTGACCGATAGCGTATGCCTCACAGAATATGCACCTCGCCATAACAATAGGTTCTCCTACAATAGTAATTCCCTCTTGAACAAGAAGTGTCTCATGAGTATCTATATCAGATGTTGAGAATGTTTTATGCTCTCGATTGTGTTCATTGTCGTCTACAATGACTGTAAGCGGGTCAAGCATCATCCGCTCATCTTCATCCATGTCGTCTAATTGAGAAGCCATCATAATAGGTTGAGTCATGTGTCCTGTAGTCTTAGAATACTCTACCCCACACGCCTCACAGAAAAATTGGTCATTACAAAATAACTCAACCTCGCTGTCGCATCCCATCGCCTCACATTTTTTCATATTATCGCCTCACGCATCATAACTACACATTTGGATTGAAAGCACATAAACATTTCTAAGTCGCTACATGTCGGGGCGGGAGACGCCTCTACCGGAATCTTTTATCTGTAATTAGAGAAGTCGCTCCTACGCGCGTAAGAGTAGATATAGGGAATAATCGGTAGAGCGTAACTCAAGAGTTGGAAACATATATATGCTTCTTGCGTGTAGAAGTAGTATGGCGAAGCCACTACACGGGAGGAATGCGAAACCCCGAGGAGGTGAATTGTTATGAGCACAACTAAAAAGACCAATAAATCAAAGACGACTAAAGCAGAAAAGACCACAAAGAAGGATGAGAAGAAAGAAGTTCCTCCTATTCCTAAGTGGTCGGAAGGTGATGCGACACACGGACACTCGAAGTATAATCTCTACGGGATAAATGGTCTGTGGCGCGAGAAGGGTTGCCAAGAGATTGGCGGTATGCAGGTGAGAATCTATCTAACCGAGAATGCAGACGCTCCTATCGGCAACCGACCTGATAAGCACACGGTCGTTCTAACAGGAACTCACGAGAAGGGTGTAAAGGACCTTAAGATTGCTTCTCTTCAGAAGACAGGAGCAACGAGCAGGAAGAAGGCACTTGAGCTCGCGAGACATCCATCCACATGGAGCACTAAGGCTAAGACCATTGTGGAGAAGATGGCAGAGGACAAGGCTAAGGCTGAGGCCGAGGCTAAGGAAGCGGAAGAGAAGGCTAAGGCCGAGGAAACCGCAACCCCTCAAACTGCCTGAGTAACACTCGCACGCACTTTCAGCGAGAACTGCCTGCTTGGGGTGGCTCCGTCCCCCAAGAGAACAGGACAAGGCGGAGCAAACACAAAGGAGGCGAGGCTACACATTCGGGGTAGTCCAAACCATTATCCGAGATGTTTCCCTTCTCACTTAAGTGAGCCTCAGGGGTTAATAGAGGCGGTAGAAGCATCGAGCAGTTGGAAAGCCTCCACCTATTCCTTTCGGTAGGTCGGGGAAAATCTCGAGCTGGGCATGAGCATGAGGCTGCAATTCAGACCTACCACCTTTTCTCTCTGGGGCGGAGAGAAGAGTTCTCCTTTCTTTTATCCACAAGATTTCTCTACCGCAAGCCACCCTATATAGGGTCAGTAATAATCTCCCATGCACTCAGGATTCATGCACTCGTTAGGACCGTATTCTGGGTCATTACAAACACAAATCTCTGCGACTTCGCGTGTGCTCATGCCTGCATAGAGTGGTTGTCCGGCAAGGTCAACCCCACCAGTCGTATATTCGACATTGCCTTTCTCTTTCCATCCACATGAGAAACAAGTCCAATACTCTACATCAGGATATACGGGTGCTCCGGGCATCTCTTGACCGCCCCTATCTATGTAGGATAGGTAGAGTTTCCTTTGACCACAGCAAATACAATTCCTCAGTCTGGATGGCTCATCACCATATCTCGAACAAGACTCGTATAATTTGTGCTCTACCCTTTGAATCTCCGGACGGCCACTGAGTTTAAGATTATATCTCTTATGACCTTCTTTTGGAAACTTAGCGAGATTATCTAACGCTTCCTCGTATAGTTTCTCAGTATGCTCCAAGATTTTCTCGATAGTGATTTCGTCATTCTCGTCAAGCGGTAACTCAACATGGTCTTCCTCGTTTGCAAGATAATGATGAGTTCCTTCAAGGTCCATCTTACTCAGGACAACTTCACTTCCTCCATTCCACTCATCAACTTGGTCACATTTAGTCCCCCAACCTCTTGCGGGAATGGTCTCAGAAGCCCAATCGAGATAGTAGTAATGGCATTTCTCGGCTTTCTTAAGAGCAGATAGTGGCTCTTTACAGTGCTCATTCCACTCTTCGTTGGCCTGAGTTTTTTCTGCTAAGTCTCTTTTATCCTTCTCAGCCTTTATTAGACCCCGAATCGTATTTACGACCGATAAACCATTATTGAGTTCATCTTCCTCAATACCTTCGAGCCATTCTGCGAGTTTAGGTTTATCGACACCTGCAAACGCAGTCGCTTTACTCAATTCATATTTTTCGCTCATCTATTTTTCACCTCCCTTTGTCTACTGAGAGCATAAGATATTTCACCTCAGCGTGAGATTTACCCACGCCGAGGCTTACGAACGAGCCGCTATCCTCCCCCCAAAGGAACTCAATCCTCGTCTAAGAAACTTGTCTCACAAACTCTGTGTGACTCCACCTTAAGCAGACTCTTGCAATCTCTGGAATACTCTGCCTCGTTTGTGCAGGTCATACTTCTGATGGTGCTCATGATGATGTGGTGGTAGCCCTTAACTGCTCCATTTACTTCATCAGTAGAAATGTCGGAACCGCTCTTGCCTTTAACGAGAATCGAGGCCTTACCATTGCGAAGGTCGATGTATTCGAGGGTTACTCTATCATCGTGCCACTCTGGTGTCTCGTCCCAAGCGAAGTACTCGTATTTGCCTAATGGCTCAACTCTTTTAGTCACTTGTTTCTGAGTGTTGATAATCTCCACCACACTTGGGTCTATAAGCAGAGGCATAAGCACTTCCTCGAACCACACTAACTCTGATTCTATGAAACTCGTTTTAGTCTCATTCCCAATTTTCATTGCGCGAGTGTATTCGGTTGTTGTCTCAAGTCCTCCGGCAGTATCGTGCTCAGCATCCCACGAGTTCCTCAACATCTTGAACCCGAAGGTCGCGTTGATGTTTCTCATAAAGAATATGTCGGCATCTTCATCTCCCTCTTGCAATTTGCTCTGCTTCTCGGATTCTAATACTGCTCCAATAGGCGTAAAGGTCAAAGTAATGCTCTTACCTGCTTCACGGTCTGTTTCTTGCTCTAAAACTCTATTCGTCATGTTATCACTCATTTTATCTGATGACTCCCGCCTTCCGGCTACGCTACAAGATTAGGTAAGATGGTTATAAACATTTCTGACTCTTGAGTGGTAGCGGGAGATTTACTCTACCGAACCTTTTACTACATTATGCTACAACTCGAGCGAAAATAGCCGTGACTCAAGAGTCCGAAACATTTATATCCTAAAACGATAATATGGTAGTATGGCGGAAGCCGACGATGATAAAACCATTCGAGTTAATTATTCGAGACTTCGTGATAGAGTTCTGAAAACGAGCCTTAAGTTTCGACTTGAAACAGACGAGTGGGTATATGAGGAGCATGATTTAGAATGAGAAAGAGTTTGGTGAGATACTATGACGACCTGTGATGTTTGTGAGAAACCATTAGTCAAATCGACTATGTTGAAATTAGAGTATACTCGCCCTGACCACATGGTAAAAGAGTTCGAGATAGAAAAAATCGGGACCTTAAGCCTATGTTCTCAAGATTGTTTCGACTGGATAACGGAGGACTAAGCATGACCTGTTGCGACAACTGTGGATGCGACCTTAGTTTGAGGATATTTCGCCATGTTGTGACCAATATGCCGACTGATTTTCATTCCGGTCGGGCAGGTGAGAGCGCTACCCTATGCGCTCTATGCTTCCAGAGCATAAGGAGAATTTGATATGACCAAGAAACAGAACGGACCAATGATGATGACCATAATTAACACGCTTGGAGATGGCGACCATCCCTTTGCAGACGAGACGACTATCAAGCATTTTACGCTTGAGTATAAGACCGAATGTTGCAATAGAGCGTTAAAATCAGGTCTTTTGTCTGACGAGGGCGAAGACCTTACATTGAGCATACTTGCAGAATTGGAGGAAGAAGAATGAGATTTAATCTAACAGAGAACAGAGCAAAGATAATTGAAGAGAAAAATAATGCCTACTATCTGAGAAGATACGGGCTGACCAAAAAAGAGTTTAAGGAGAACATAAAATGAGCA